AATACATTACCAAGTGAATTCGCAGAGGGAGACCATAAACGCCAATGGATTAGTAATTATTCTCAAAAAAAAATCCCAATCCCCTGCCCGGATAATCCGGAAAAATCCCTTGCCATCCAGTCTGAAATCGTTCGGATTCTGGATAATTTCGACACCCTGACTAACTCCATCACCGAAGGTCTTCCGCGTGAAATCGAGTTGCGCCAGAAACAATACGAATACTACCGTGATTTACTGTTCAGTTTCCCGAAACCTGAAACTGTCAGTAATTAATTGATCATTGCTACCGATCGGACCACCTTAACACCCGGTCAGTATATAGACTATTTTTTACGCGCCGGAAGTCACCATTACCCCCCTTCCGGCCCTTGCCAGACGGCACAAAGGATGCGCTATGACTCATCAGACACACACCATTGCTGAATCCAATAACTTTATCGTTCTTGATAAGTACATCAAAGCTGAGCCAACAGGCGACAGCTACCAGAGCGAATCGGACCTGGAACGTGAACTGATTCAGGACCTGCGAAATCAGGGCTATGAATTTATATCCGTAAAATCTCAGTCGGCGATGCTGGCCAATGTTCGACAACAGCTTCAGAGCCTCAATGGTGTGGTGTTTAATGACAGCGAGTGGCGGCGTTTCACGGAGCAGTATCTGGACAACCCGAGCGATGGCATTCTGGATAAGACCCGTAAAATCCATATCGACTATATTTGCGACTTTATTTTTGATGACGAGCGACTTGAGAACATCTATTTGATAGATAAAAAGAATCTCATGCGCAATAAGGTGCAGATTATCCAGCAGTTTGAACAGACGGGTTCTCATGCTAACCGTTATGACGTCACGATCCTGGTTAATGGTTTACCGCTGGTGCAAATCGAACTAAAAAAACGCGGGGTGGCGATTCGTGAGGCTTTCAACCAGATACATCGTTACAGTAAAGAGAGTTTTAACAGCGAAAATTCCCTGTTTAAGTATCTGCAACTGTTTGTCATTTCTAACGGCACCGATACCCGTTATTTTGCCAACACGACAAAGCGCGATAAAAACAGTTTTGACTTCACCATGAATTGGGCGAAATCAGACAACACGCTGATTAAAGACCTCAAAGACTTTACCGCTACCTTTTTCCAGAAACATACTCTGCTGAATGTTCTGGTGAACTACAGCGTTTTTGACAGTAGTCAGACGCTACTGGTGATGCGACCGTACCAGATTGCCGCCACCGAGCGCATTCTGTGGAAAATTAAGAGTTCCTTTACAGCGAAGAACTGGTCAAAACCGGAAAGCGGTGGGTATATCTGGCACACTACCGGTTCTGGTAAAACCCTCACCAGCTTTAAAGCCGCGCGTCTGGCAACAGAGCTGGACTTTATTGATAAAGTCTTCTTTGTGGTCGACAGGAAAGACCTCGATTACCAGACCATGAAGGAATATCAGCGTTTTTCGCCAGACAGCGTCAACGGCTCGGAAAATACCGCAGGCCTTAAACGAAATCTGGATAAGGACGATAACAAAATTATCGTCACTACTATTCAGAAACTCAATAATCTGATGAAAGCAGAAAGCGACCTGCCTGTATATAATCAGCAAGTGGTGTTTATATTTGATGAATGCCACCGCAGCCAGTTTGGAGAAGCGCAGAAAAACCTGAAGAAGAAATTCAAACGCTATTATCAGTTTGGTTTTACCGGCACCCCTATTTTCCCGGAAAACGCCTTAGGCTCAGAAACAACCGCCAGCGTATTTGGTCGTGAATTGCATTCGTATGTAATTACCGATGCGATTCGTGACGAAAAAGTGCTCAAATTCAAGGTGGACTACAACGATGTGCGGCCACAGTTTAAGTCTTTAGAGACAGAAACTGACGAGAAAAAACTGAGTGCGGCTGAAAATCAGCAGGCGTTTCTTCATCCCATGCGTATTCAGGAAATCACGCAATATATCCTGAACAACTTCCGCCAGAAAACCCACCGTACCTTCCCAGGCTCCAAAGGCTTTAATGCCATGCTGGCAGTGAGCAGCGTGGATGCCGCGAAAGCCTATTATGCGACGTTTAAACGGTTACAAGAAGAAGCCGCTAATAAATCGGCTACCTATAAACCGCTGCGTGTTGCGACAATCTTCTCCTTTGCCGCTAATGAAGAACAAAATGCCATTGGTGAAATTTCCGATGAAACTTTTGATACCAGCGCAATGGACAGCAGTGCTAAAGAGTTTCTGGATGATGCAATTCGTGAATATAACGACCATTTTCAAATGAATTTCAGTACTGATAGCAAGGGTTTTCAGAACTACTATCGGGACCTGGCTCAGCGGGTTAAAAATCAGGATGTTGACTTGTTAATCGTCGTGGGGATGTTTTTAACCGGCTTCGATGCTCCAACATTGAACACGCTATTCGTCGATAAAAACTTGCGTTTTCACGGCCTGATGCAGGCATTTTCCCGCACCAACCGCATTTATGACGCTACTAAAACCTTCGGTAATATCGTCACTTTCCGGGATCTGGAACGCTCAACTATTGATGCCATAACGCTGTTTGGTGACAAAAACACCAAAAATGTGGTGTTAGAAAAGAGTTATACAGAGTATATGGAAGGCTTTACTGATGCTGCTACTGGTGAAGCTAAACGCGGCTTTATGACAGTAGTTTCAGAACTGGAACAACGGTTCCCTGACCCTACCAGTATTGAAAGTGAAAAAGAGAAGAAAGACTTCGTTAAACTGTTTGGCGAATACCTGCGTGCCGAGAACATCCTGCAAAACTATGATGAATTTGCCACGCTAAAAGCCCTGCAACAAATCGATCTTAGCGATCCTGTTGCGGTAGAAAAATTCAAAGCAGAGCATTATGTGGATGATGAAAAGTTCGCTAAATTGCAAACAATTCGTCTCCCTGCTGATCGCAAGATTCAGGATTATCGTTCTGCCTATAACGATATTCGCGACTGGCAGCGCCGTGAGAAAGAAGCTGAGAAAAAAGAGAAATCAACCACTGACTGGGATGACGTAGTTTTTGAGGTCGATTTGCTGAAGTCTCAGGAAATAAACCTGGATTATATCCTTGGACTGATTTTCGAACACAACAGACAAAATAAAGGCAAGGGCGAAATGATCGAAGAGGTCAAACGCTTAATTCGTTCAAGCCTAGGGAACCGTGCTAAAGAGGGCCTGGTGGTCGATTTTATTCAGCAAACGAACCTGGATGATTTACCGGACAAAGCCAGCATCATTGACGCATTCTTTACGTTTGCTCAACGCGAACAGCAACGTGAAGCAGAAGCATTGATAAAAGAAGAAAATCTCAATGAAGATGCAGCAAAACGCTATATTCGCACGTCTTTAAAACGCGAATATGCCACCGAAAATGGCACAGAATTAAACGAAACATTACCAAAACTTAGTCCGTTGAATCCGCAATATAAAACGAAAAAACAGGCAGTTTTCCAGAAAATAGTCTCGTTTATTGAGAAGTTTAAAGGCGTAGGCGGAAAAATATAGCCTAATTCGTGTTTTTCTTGCGGGTTCTTAATTAAACCCGCATGAGACCGTGGGGTTCCAAATGGCTAATATACTCCCTTACCCATGCGCGACGATGCCGCCAAAAGTGATAGAGAACAGCCAGAAATAGATCGCGGCCATAATGATTTTGAATGCCGTGTTCATATTTTCAGCTCCTGTGATTGATTGGATACATGCCGCGCCTTGCGGCATGTTTTTATCTTCACTTTCTCTGCTTTAAAAATCAAGATTTATTAGAGCAATTATTGTTGATGAAGAAGCGCATTTTCGTACTCTCTGACCATTAACGTAAGCACGCCGTGATGCCTGAAAACACGCGCCACTTCAATCTTATCTTCCAGCGCGAACGCGATTTTACTTAGACCAATTTTCTTAAGGAGATCAATCTTTGCTGGGCCGTCATTTCTGTCATCGGTGGCAGGACGCATAGATAGCAAAGGCTCAGCCCCGTTTGTTACGTACTTCCGCAGCCAGGCTCGTGTTTTATCCCTTGCGATCTCACAGCGCCCGGTTACAAACCAGACCGTGTAAACGTTAAATAACTGGCGCACAATATCAATAACTGGAGTTATGGGAGTATCAGTGTCACAGGCGAGATTAAACTCGTTCCAGTCCTTTGTTAATGCACCTTTACCTGGTGGCGGAAGCAAATGCAGTCTGTCTTCAGTTGCCTCTGATATTGTTCCATCAATATCAACTATGACGATATACGGACGTTCCTGGTGTGCGTGTTTATTGAAAATACTCAAATTCCCTCCTCATTGGACGAAAAAAATGCTGGTGGGCGCACTCCACCAGCATTAAAAGTGACACTGTAACTGTCAGCGAACGTAAATAGTGCCGCCGTTCTCTTTTTCCCATGCATCGCTACGTGCATAGCAAACATCGAGAAGTCTTCTTGCCGCTGTTTCCTCTAAACCCAATTCGACAACCAACTGCTCATGACGGCGGGTAACCACATCAAACAGGGTATGCAGCCCTTTAGCTGCCAGATCATCAATAAATTCCGGTTCGAACGGCAGCTCTGCCTCTGCCAACATAACCTCTTGCGCCCACTCAACTCGACGGACCAGTTCCGGGCGGCGGCTTTCCATCTCTTTACAGATCAATTCATGGAAGAACTCTACCCAACCTTCCGGCTGGAACTCGCGGAAAATGGCCAACGGCTGGAAGTTTGGCATCAACCATTCGTTGATCCGGATATCAATGGCATAGCCCATGTCGCAGCAGAACTGATAAGCAAAGTCCAGCTTAGAAACGATATAAGGACGCTCGTTATTGAACTCTTTAGGCGATGAGATCCCATAAGCCAGGAGGCGCGGGAAGAAGGAGATTTGCCCTAACGTCGGATGAAGTTTGCTTGCAGGGAAACGGCGCTCAGTAATGCCATACATTTCCTTCTTGAGCGTCGCAAATTTGGCATTCTCATTAACCAGCGCGGTAACCTCTGCTTTTTTATTAGCAAATGCCACGCGCGCCTCGCTTGCATCTTTAATAGTTTTTTTGAGCTGTTGGTTAAGGTCGGCGACCTGCTTACGCAGTTCCTGTCGCTCGCTTTTAGCTTTGTTATAGCGTTTCTCAAGGTTAAAAGGATCAAGTTTCATGATCTCTTTATATTGAGATTTTAGCGTTGAAATCTGTGAGTTCCGCAGTTCAACCATCGCGGTCATTTCATTGAGTTTTGTTTCCAGCTCAATGCTTATACGTTCGGCATTATCAGCACGCTGGTTGGCGTCATGCGTCGCATCGTCGATCGCGTCCTGTTGCTGGCGTTTCAAATGTTCAATTTGTAGCTGAAGCTCTTCAATTTCTTTACCCTTCAGACCGAGATCCAACTGCATATTTTCAGCTGCATCTACCAGGGAGTTATGGCTATCAGCTTCTGCGTTATAAACATCAATAAGCTGTGCGTGAAGCATCTCCGCTGACTGAACCGCATTATCAAAAAAACGTGCTGTGAGGTCATCACAACTAACGCGGCGTTGCGCGGCCCGGATGTTCTGGATAATGGCCGGGATACCGGCATTCAGGACATCAGGGATAGATACATTTTCGATTGATTGGTTTTGTGCTGAAGTGCTCATTTCAAAGTTCCGTATTAGCTTGTGCTTCGGTCATTTTTCCTAAGTATGAAGGAGGAAGGACTACGCAATTTGTATCCAGTCCCTCACCTATGGCAGCCTGTAAAATTCTGGCTAAGGTGAGTCTCTTGTTGCGATACCTGGTGATGACATGCCTGATACCGCCGGTCGGCGTAACAAAGGCGATCAGCCAGTAGTGATATTTCCGTCGGAATGGCCACATAGTGCACCCTGTAGATTGCTCTAATAAAAAACGTGATGAGTGTACATCACGTTTTAAAAATATGGAATTATTAGAGCAATATTATTCTGATTCTCGCTCAAAAAATGAGCTGATAAGGGGAAGCCAATCCTCTGACACTTCGCGAGGTCGCGGTTTGCCGTGGAAAAAGATTATTCGGCAGTCTTTTGGTAATGCCCCATTCCCCCTGGAGTAACGCGCGCTCGCATATTTTGAACCAGGTTCCACAACATCGGCCTTGTAACTTACAAACCATCCTGGATACAGATCCTGAAATGCTGGTGTATCATCGCCCATAACCTTTCGTAAGAACCCCTGGTCACCCCAGCACTCAGTAGTGACACAACGAGAAATCCAACCTTCCGGATCTTGCCAGAATGAACTCCAGATATGCGCTTTAACACTATTTGGTATCCACAGGGCACCGCTGCCACGATATTGTGGATGGTAAAAATCCCTAAGCATGGTGAAGCTGGTTGGTGGATGCTCTAGGATTGGGCGTATATCACCGGCAATAACCGTGTCCAAATCCAGATAGAACAGATCATCGGTTATATCCGGTCGGAACAACTCGATTTTCGCCCACCAGCCACGGCACTTTTGCCACTGGTTGATCAATGGGACAACTTTGACGCCAGGTACATGTAAACACTTCAGGTCTGTCAGGCAAATAATTTCATAGTCTTTTGGCAGTTGATTAACCAGCCACTGCACATCGGAAGCGTTATAGTCACCACCAGAGCGAAGAACTAAAGCAATCTTCATGCTGCACCATCACCTTTCACTTTCATCAATGTCAGGTTTCCGCAAAATACGGCACCAGTGTCGATATACTGCTGATTCCAGAATGTCTTCGGGCTTTTCACCGGAGTGTGACCAAAGATAAAACGATCTGCGCCCGAAATTTCGCCACCAATATCATCCATCGAATCACTGATACGCTCGCGCGCCCAGACAACGTTGAAAAGCGGCACCTCCTTACCGAATTGGTATTCATTATCCGGATAGTCGGCATGGGCTATAACGATAGTTTCTTGCCCGGTGTTCAACTCAATGATATAGGGCAGACGCTTTACCAGCTCCACCAGCGCCCTGGCTAATATTTCCTGATCAGTGTCCAGCATGAAGAACCATTGTCCGCCATTCATTAGCCAGTTATTCACGTTGCCATCAGGACTTAACGCATCGAGCATCAACCGCTCATGGTTCCCCATCACTGCCCTGAACCAGGGCATCTGCAATAGTTCCAGACATTCGACATTTTCAGTACCGCGATCGATAAGGTCGCCGACCGATATCAGTAAATCCTGCGCCGGGTCAAAATCCACACGATGGAGTTCGGACATCAGTCTGGTGTAGCAACCATGCAGATCACCAACAACCCAGACATTCCTGTATTTGGTACCGTCGATACGGTGATAAATTGTGGGTGCCATCATGTATTCTTCAGCCATTCTTTAAGAGTCATCTGCGGAATACCTCCCATTTTCCCGCATGAAACAACGTCAATCTGTTCACGCGCAGACTGGAATAACAAAGGCAGGTGACTTAGATTTTTTGGCGTGCCGCCGGAGTGAACGCGTAGTTCTTGCGTAGCGTCAACGCCCACCAGAGCTACATGTTTGAATCCGATATGGAAAGCCAGGTTCAGAGCACCATATGCACTATTGCCGCTGGCAATTTCATTCTCATCTTCGCAAAGGCCGAAATGTGCGGACCAGCGCCACGCCCACCACTCGGGAGAATTCGTATTTTTTGGCTCCATGCCGCGTTCAGCCACACGACGGAAGCACAGAACGCCATCTCTGACTTCACGTTCTTTAACATCGGGTAGTGCCATGCAATAACAAACACCACGGCGACGGCGGCCACGACCAACGCGCCGCATATTGTCTGGCGATGGATCAAGTGTGAAAAAATAAGAAGCGCGGTTAAGCCAGTCGATAGCCCCATTGACCGCTATAATCGGCACTCCGCGCGGCGCAACAAAGTTTGCGGCGCTTGGGCCACTGCCGACGATAATAACGCGATCACTGCCTCTAAATTTATTCTTGGGAAACATTGAATTGCACTGCTCCTACTTGCATTCAAAATATGTAAATCTGCGTGTTTTTTGCGGGTATCCAGGAACTGCTGTTGCCATTTTGAAATAGACACCTGCGTTGGATTCCGTAGGGCTTGAGGGTGCGCGCCATGCCAATGAATGCCGTTTTGCAGAGAACAGTCATAGCCGACTAATACCACTACTTCAGCCCCTGATTCAGCGGCCAGACTGATAGCCTGCGCGCCGCTATTTACCCCTTCCGCCGGTCCACAATATCGCCTGTACTCCAACGAAAATGATTTCGCCGCCGCCAGGTTGGCTGTCACTTTGCGGAACCTCCCTCCCGGTATGGTGGAACCGTATTGCTTCCACCATGACAAATCACCGGCGTATAAGGCATAAATGTCATCGAACATCTGCCAGGAATTGTTAACCGCGATGATTGAACAGCCAGTTTTTTCTATAGCAGCACAGTCCTCACGAGTGAGTGACGGACCGCTACCGACACAAAAAACAGTCCTAGTCGCCCTGGGTGGTATGTTCATTCTCAGCTGCAAATTCAGCCTCCAGGCGAGCATTCATTTCAGCGATTACAGGGTCCACTACAGCATCTGTTTCCTGTTCATTACGCGGCATGACCGATGCCAGCGACTCATAATTAACCTTGGATGACACGATTATTCTCCCGATGTTAAAGTGCACTACCACAAAGAGCGTACATGCACTAATTAATTTATTATTTTAAGCAGCATGCAACCACTTATCGCCGTTCAATACATGCTCAATAGCCTCACCCTTTTTAAGACTTATGTATTCCAGGATGGCGGTAATCGCTTGTTCTGCACCGTACGCAAGAACGACGTAGTAACCTTCCTCTCTAAGCCTGCGCATCCAGGCGATCTGCTCTTTCGTCGGGGCTTTACCATTTGGTTCTTTAAGCTCAATTCGCATGCCGTGATAAATACCGCATGCTTTATCGAGACTCATGTCCGGATAACCTTTTTTCTGCCCTTCAGCCTTCATTTTCCCGGCGGTTGCTTTTGAACGTTTCCCTCCGTTAGGCGTTGCATGCAACAGCTCATAGATGTCAGGGTGCTTGCGTTCGAAGTAATCAAAAATGAAAACCTGCTCGAAGTGCTCGCAATTTCCGTCGCGCAGGTCTGGGTTCTTTGCAAGTGCTGCAAGTGCCTTCGCATGTGGAGAAACTTCTTTTACCGGCGCAAGCGATAAGAATGGATCCTTTTTGGTTTTTGGCCTGGACCGCCCCTTATTTCGACGCTCACTAAAAGCCTGAAACTCTTCCTCAGTAAAGCGCAACATAATCAGTCAAATCCTGCCGGTCGCATGCCATATTTACGCTGTTTTGCGGCCTGCTCTTCCCTGTGCCATTGCGCACATTCAGCGTCACAATAAATGCCTGATTCAATCGATTCATTGCAGTAACGACACTTCCCTGTAAATACCTGGCTCACGACCTGTGCCTGCTTTCTGATGTTATCGATGGCCATGTCTTTGAGAGCTTCTAACTGATTCATGCTCAGCTCTGCATCATCAACACGTTCTGCCAATTTTGTTTCCTCGTGAAGAACCTACTTAAGGGCAGAATGATACATTTCACAATCAAAATTGCACTAATAATTTTCTTTTATTGAGTTAAATATTCAACAAATGACTAGCGGTAGAATCACCATCATCTATTTCTGGCAGGCTGACTATGGCTACATCAATCACTACAACCCAAAGCACCCGGCAATATCCTCTGTCGCGGTATGACGACCGCAACATAGCCGATCCAATACTCAGGGCAGAGCTACGCAAAGAGGTGATGCTTATGTGTGAATCGAACGACAAGAATCTGACGATTTATTACGTTCTTCCCGATGAGCAATATCGCCCGGATTTGCTGGCTTACCGTATGTGGGGCATAGCAGAGCTACGCTGGGTTGTGACGCTCGCCGCCGGGCTTGAGGATGAGTCTCAGGGTATGACTGTTGGCAAAAAATTAAAACTCCCACCTGCCACCTGGATCCGCGAAATGATTCGCCATTTCCAATACGACGGCCAGGTAATAGGGACATTATCCATTGCGTAAGGGAAATGAATGCCAACTGAATATGCTCGCGACAACCTTGGTCGCTATCAGACTGATGGATTAAGTGCAAAAGACTTTAACAAGGTCTTCGATCTTATCCGTAAACAGCAGCGTCAGAATCGGCGAAACGCGCGACGTACACTCACCCCAAGGATTATGGGGATGCGTAACCGCGAACTTGAGGCATTCCTCAGCCTTGGGAAAAAGAAAGATGGCACCTACTTTACGCCCGAAGATATACGCAGTTTCAACACCTCAAGGCAGGCTCATAAAACCAAATTCAAGAGCACGGTACCCGGCATTACCTATGCTCAGCTGGTGGCGCAGTCCACCAGCATTGATATAAAACGCGCTAACAACAAGGTTTCTGATGGCACAGGGATCAAAGCCGCGACATTCCTCGGGCTAAAACACAACCTTGCATTGATATCTGTTAATGCCTCGGATGAGTCGGTCCACCAGCATCACCGTGTCAGAATTCGATTTGAGGAATGGGATAAAGCCGTTGAGGAAATTGCTGAAGACGGTGCGAAAAAAGCCCGAATCGCTGCCGATCTCTGCAAGGGCCGGGTATCTTTCGACTGTGATTGTGGACGCCATCAATACTGGTATCGTTATATGGCCACGGCTGGTAACTATGCTGTCGCGCCGCCAAAAGAGTATGCATTCCCCAAAATCCGCAACCCTGATCTGACTGGTGTGGCTTGCAAACATGTTTTGCACGCTATGACGCGTTTTCAGTCTCCCACATGGCACAAGGCCATCATTATTGCCCTGGAAAAAGCAGCTGAACAGGTAGCCTTCGGCGATGACAAGCGGAAGACAACAACCTATTTCAAAGGCGAACTGGCTAAATCGCTCGCGCGCAACCGGACAACAACGACGGATCAGGCTAAAGCTGCGCGTGAGTATGAGCTGTATCTGAAATCTCAGGATGCATTAGGCAAAAAACTACGCGCAAAAGATAGCGCCACGGACAACGTTCGCCGGTTGTTAAAAAAAGCTCGCACCACGGCAAACAGGAAGAATGCCGAACTAAAAGCATCGCGGGTGAGGGAAGCCCAGGCTCGCGCTGAAGCCGACGCTCTCAAAAAAGCCCTGCAAACGCAGGCGAACAACCTCATAAAGTTTTTCATGAGTCAGGGAATGGACAAGGCCGCTGCCACTGCGCAGGCGCGAAGCATTCTTGAGACACAAATTAACGAAGCCCGTAAACGGAAAGGATAATCGATGGCTGGTTTCTTTGATGACATGTTTGAGGACACAGAACCATCACAACAAGTGACTGGTGATAACCTCCCGGACACCGAATCGGATCCGGATATTCCAGGCGAAGGTTCTGAACTGATTGAAGAGGAAGATATTGATGCTGAAATCGAAACCGATGGTGTTAACGTTGGTAATATTGTTGATCCTGTGGAGGACAATCACCTTCCCAATCTGGATCACGGCCTGCTTAGTGATTCTGGTGTGCGCCACCGTTATCAAGGTCATGCAGTTTTTAATAACCTTGTGCGGATGGACTGGCTCAAAGCAATCAAGCTAGACCCTGACTCATTCGATGCGGTTCTATACCGCGCAATACCTTACAGAGACAAAAATGCACCTGAAACGGCATCTGAAATAATAGAACCGAACCAACGCATATATGACTATCAGGATCCAGAACTGATAACGGCCCTCGACTGCCCGGATGAGATGGACGCCTTCTACGCGCTATACGACGGCAGTGATAATACGGGAATTAGCGACACTGCTTTAATCCTTCGGTTAGCCGCCGTTAATGTGCCAGTGGGTTCTATGCTCGAATGGCTGGAACAGCTGTCAGACGGCACAACCATTCGCCGCTTCTGGTACATCCATAAAATATTCAATTACGGCACTGCCAGGGTAGGCAGTTTGTTTTATTGCGTGCCTTCACGCGCCTTTGAAGGGAATTTCATCGGTGATTCTGAATAATCAGGAATGGCTACTGGCCATCTTTAAGAAAAAAGGTCTTACTCCAACCGGTAAGCTGGAATTTGCCACTATTGATGGCATTGATTCGGCGCTCGCACAGGCTTTAAACGAAGCGTTCGACTCACAAGTTGTCAGCTTTAATGATCGCACTAACCAGTCATTCAGGGAGTTCCTGAAACGCACACCAAGAGATCGCATAACGCTCGGCACTTTTAGTGATGTGAAGGAGTGGTTGTCGTCATTTGAAGCCGATCGCGCCGGGCGCAAAGATACAGCCTCTGCTGGCCCGGTAAATAAGCTGGCAATGCCGCTTGTGAATCTGTCTCGTTCTCCCGCGTTTTCAATTTATGAAGGTGAACTGTGCCGGGATAATTACGATGAAGGGCATGTCACCAATGAAAATGATGAGATTGAAGCCCTGGTATCGACTATCCCTTTCTCACTGGAATATTCGCTATGGATAGCCAGTGACGAGAAGGAATCTCTTGGGATGGTTACAACTGCATTAGCATTCTGGCTACGAATGTATGCCAGCCTCGGGCAGGCATCTTTCACTCACAGAGCCAATGTCGGCGGTTATGAGATACCGGTTACCTGTTACATAGAAGGGCAAAAATCAATCGCATTTCAGGATCTGACCACCGGCACCGCCGATAACAGGCTGTTCGCGGTTGGATTGAACCTCACAGTAGTGGCGGAGCTTCCTATCCTGGCTTATATGCAGCAAACCACCGGCACCATAACGGTAAAAGCGAAAATTCTGGAGGAATGAGATGGCCACAAAGACCACCACAGCCCCGGAAACTGATTCAAAACGCACTCAGCTATTCCTGCAATCTGTTTCAATTGGGCAGAACGAAATCCCTCGCGAAATGATCGTAGGATGTACCTATGTCGAACCCGGGGAGCTATCTGGTCCCCAGCTTATGCTCATGGTCAGGGATTCAACGGCTTACGTGGTCAATAAGCTGGGGGTGAAATTTGGGACAATACTGACCGTTTCACTTGGTGATCCGGAAGGTCATGGCGGCATCCTCTTCTCGGAAGAGTTCTTTGTTCTTAAAGCGCCGCGCAAGGACGATACTGTACTGATTTACGCGTTTAGTAACCCGGTGCGGTTATTAAAAGTTCCGTCCACCAGCGCACAGTATTTTGTTGATAAGCCACCATCAGCCGTAGTTTCCTCTCTTGCCCCTGGTCTGAAGGTAAATGCTGACTCATTCAGAAAAACATCCACATACCACCTAAATGTTGGAGAAAAACCGACCAAGGTATTGCAGGAGATAGCCCGGGATACCGGTTCTATGTGCTGGGCATCCAGGGGGACGATCAATTTTAAAAGTATGGAAAAAATGGCAAACGCCGCTCCATCGCTTACTTATGAGTCCGCCAATCCCAACACATCCGGATTTACAATTAGTCAGTTCAACATCCTGAATGCCGATTATGAATACCAGCGCCGCCACAATTACAGAATGGCCAGTTATGACATGACCAAAGGTGTGGTTTACTCAGGTAACCAGGAAGACCCCATTAAATTTACGAGCAATCCCGATCCTACCGCGCTGGCGAACTACAACAAATTCATTCTCCCCCGCCTCGATATGCTGGTGGAAGGAAATGCCGCGCTAACTCCGGGTACGACGCTGAAAATTGTCGTGCATAACACGGCAGGTGACGGAGAACTCGATGAATCAATCCCTGACAAAATGATAGTGATGTCCGTGACTCATTTCGAAGACCGCTTTCGTTTTGTCAGCCGTGCACAGTTAGGAGTGGTGAATGGGTAGTTTGACAGGGAAGTATCGGGCTGTAGTGATAAGCGTCGATGACCCTAAAGGTCTGATGCGTACACAAATACGTGTTGTCGGCATGATGGATGGGTTACCAGATGCCTCATTGCCGTGGGCAGAAGCTATATTGTCCAATGCAAACACGTTTTCACCATTTCTGCCCGGCGATAAAGTATGGGTAGAATTTCCCTACAATGGGGATTCGCGATGGCCATTGATAATCGGTTATGCACAGGATGCATCCGGTGGCGCTCCCAATGTGCCGCCTGAAGCGTCAGGACAAGGTGAAGGCTATGTACCGCCTGAAGTTGAAGGTGCACCAGCACAACCATCAACCAGCGCCAAAAAAGACTTTATTTCGTCGCGGAACGGACTAATGGAGATCCGGACGGCGGGCGGAGCCTGGGCCGTTACGCACTTGAAAAGTGGAACAACAATCGGGTTCAACGAGGCCGGGGAGTTATATGCCATTTCTCAAGGTCCGGCATTCATCTCTTCCGCAGGAAATCTCGATATAAAGTCAGGCGCGGATGTCGCCCTGAAGGCGGGGGGAAGTATGGCGATAGAGGCCAGCGGGAATCTATCCATAAAAGCCGCTCAAGTCTCTGTTGACAAGGCTTAAGAAAAGCCCGGCGTTCGGGCTTTTCTGTTATGACGGGTTCAATTTTTTATCCGTTACCGCGCGACGGTTTCTGCGTGATAAACGTCTCAAGCATCTTTTCCGCAATTGCCGACCAGGTGTGACACTGGACCTTTTCAGCATTTTTCACGCGATCAACGCGAGCAATAACCTCATCCCAATCAATCCGCGACTTGATAACCATATGGTTCACCAACTCCAGGCGATCCGGCGGAAGGCAATCGGGCGGAGTTAATATCAACGCTCCACACATTGCCGCCTCAAGAACAGTTAATCCAAGGCTTTCGGGATGCGTAACGATAAAAATGTCACTCTTACGCAATTCAGCTGCAAATTCGGTTGCTGGTACCGGAGTCCGTCTGTATGGGGTTACCGAAATATTCCCCGGCTCAATGGTAACCAATCCGTCATCGGTCAGCGTTTTGGCCTCATACGGAACGGTCAGGCGCTGAAGGTTCATAAGGATACTTAAGGAGTGATCAAACCCACTAACATCAAATGCCGCGTGGTCTACAAAAATACGCAGAACATCGTCTGTTTTGGTTTCCAGATGGAACAGCTCCTGATTCGCTGCCCATCCAACATGTTTGTTAAAACGATTATGACGCTCTAACCTGCCGGGATTATCCAGGTACCGCCAGGTATCATCGCGGACAGTAAAAGTAATATCGACTGGTGCCGAATCCAGCATAGAACCGTCATATACCTGGGCTACCCATCCAGAGAATCGGCGACACAGTTGCATGCCTATTTCCCTGGGTACCGTAGTAAAATACCTCAATCCTGGTGCCAAAATGGCCTTCGCAGAACATGCGGTCGCAGCAGTCAACACAGCTTCAACATAATCCTCCGGGCTTTCGACGCCAGGGGAATATGGACGATGGTATTGCAATGTTACCCCTGCCTCACTAAAGGCGCAGGCCAGGTTATAAGCCCACATTTCCGTATATGTTTTCACATCACTGATAGCTTCAAATTTTCGCCCAATGATCAGGATGTTCATCGGCTTTTCCTCATTCCATTGCATTAATAATCCTCTTGCCAGTCAGCACCAGCATAGTTATCAAACCGTGAGTATTGGCCGTTAAAAGCCAATCTCACCGTGCCAATTGGGCCATTTCGTTGCTTTCCGATAATTACCTCGGCAATGCCCTTCATTTCGCTATCCGGGTGATAAACTTCGTCGCGATACAGAAACATGATCAGGTCTGCGTCCTGCTCAATTGCTCCTGATTCACGTAAATCTGAATTTACCGGTCGTTTGTCCGCACGCTGTTCAAGCGATCGATTAAGTTGTGACAATGCCACCACCGGTACTTGTAATTCCTTCGCCAACGCCTTCAGCGAGCGAGAAATCTCGGCAATTTCCAGCGTTCGGTTATCTTGCAGCTCGGGGACGCGCATAAGTTGCAGGTAGTCGATCATAATCATGCTCAAACCACCATTTTCTTTATAAACACGACGAGCGCGGGAACGTAGCTCTGTCGGCGTCAGGGCGCTTGAGTCATCAATAAAAATATTCTGCTTGTCCAACAGAATACCCATTGCGCCAGAAACCCGCGCCCAATCATCGTAGTTAAGTTGCCCCGTTCTAATACGAGTCTGATCAACGCGTGCAAGAGAAGCCAGTGAGCGCATCATCAGCTGGTGGCTCGGCATCTCAAGGCTAAAAACCAATACGGGCTTATCGTTACGGACTGCGGCATTTTCGACGAGATTCATCGCAAACGTAGTCTTCCCCATCGATGGGCGGGCGGCGACAATGATGAGATCGGACGGCTGAAGCCCTGCCGTCTTCTTATTGAGATCGGTAAATCCCGTATCAAGCCCCGTTACACCATCATGTGGGCGCTGAAACAACTCTTCTATGCGAGATACCGTTGCATCGAGAATGCTGGCGATATCTTTTGGACCACTACCGCTCTTTTGTCGTTTTTCAGCTATTTCAAAAACGCGGCGCTCGGCCATATCCAGCAATTCATTGCTGCCCCTGCCATCCTGCGCATATCCAGCTTCGGCTATTTCATTTGCGACGGAAATCATTTCACGAACAACCGCGCGTTCACGAACGATATCCGCATAAGCACAAATATTTGCCGCGCTGGGCGTGTTCTTTGACATCTCCGCAAGGTACGCAAAACCACCGGCGCGTTCTAATTTACCGTTCTGTTCAAGTGCTTCAGCAAGTGTTATCAAATCAATCGGTTTGCCATGACTTAATAACCTCTCCATCTCACTGAAAATTTCACGATGAGCACTGGTATAAAAATCATCAGCAACTATACGATCTGCCACTTCATCCCAGCGGCAGTTATCAAGCATTAAGCCACCAAGTACAGCTTGTTCTGCACTAAGGGAATTTGGCATGGATTCAAGAGGGGATGCAGACATTAGCACTCCACCCAGGCGTGCTGAATGTCAGATATAATCGGCATACTCAAATCACTCCTAACGATATGAGTCATCACCAGAAAATCAGGATTAATGCGCCGGACTCTTCCCGGCTGTCACACCGAATCGCCAGGATGGTGAGTCCCTGAATCCGCTATCCTACCAACGGTGACTTGCACATTCCGGCTACCTGGTTTGTTGCCTGAGCTAGGGGAAAAGGTAACCCCTTTAACGTCACCAGACCGCTAACGACGCATGTGCCAGACGCCGTGTTACAACCAAATATGGTGGCCCCTACCGGACTTGAACCGGTGACCGTGCGATTATGAGTCGCCAGCTCTAACCACTGAGCTAAAGGGCCGGATTACGGTTTCATTAGTGCTTCAATGGCGCTAACAATACCGCCTACAACTATGGCAACAATGATAATGAGAACAATTGGATACTTATCTGCAAAATCCCAGAAACCCATCACTGATCCTTCGAGACTGTTTTAAATATCGGCCATACCAATGTTACAGCTACTGCCACCAACGCCCCGTCCGATAAAACTGACAGGATTGTGCTGGTGAAATCCACCAGCACAGATAGCACGAGAAAGACCAAAGCCAGAATTAAACGTGCTTTTATAACCATCAGACATACTGTTCCAGTGGCAATTGAAGAGCCTGGGCAATTTTCTTCAATTGCTCCTGCTCTTCAGCCCCAATGCCATCCTGGTCAGCAATATCAATGCATAGGCACAGAACATCTACCGCATCATTAGTCCCGGACACATCAGCCAGCTCACGTAAAGCCTGGGCATTAGCTCGGCGCGGCGAGGCTTCATATTGAGCGCGAATATTGGCGCTCATCTGGGCAATTTCACCGGAGAAGGGCGCAAAGGCAGGAAGTGCTGCAATGGTTTTTTCCAATACTGCAATTTCTTTCGCATCGCAGGTGCCGTCAGAGTATGCAATGGAATATGCGCCCCAGACGGTCGCTTCCACCGCATCACGGTTTTCCATCTTCTTGACTCCGCCAGCCGCTTTGCGGAATTTCTTTTTGAGAATGCCGAGCATTTATTAACCTCATTACTGGTTGGGAAATAAGGTTGCGGTGCCGGGTGCCTCCCGGTGTCCTTTGGCTGGTTATCCACCGTGGACGGGGAAACAAGGAGAAATGAATGGACTGATATAACCATTTCCCCGCGTGCGCTTAGCCGCATTCACCGCAATGGTAAGAGCATTTGGCTGACTGAGCGGCGATGACGCCTGTACGCATTTGGTGATCCGGTTCTGCTTCCGGCATTCGCTTAATTAGCCAAATACTCTTAACGTTGCGATGGCGGAGAGTAATGGAATCGAACCATCATCGCTTGCGCAACGGGACGGCTTTCAAGACCGCTTGAGCACCATGCTCCCTACTCTCCAGTGATTGTGGTGGTCGGTGCTGATCTCCGACTGCGCCTCTTTTTTTCATAGCCCATAAGGCCGGTCAGTGCGCTTGATGACTGAGGCATCGATATTTACTACGCCGCCTCGTTGCCATCGGGCGGACTTGCGCGCCAGCAACACGCATTCACCACAATGTTGAGAACACTGGTTGTCACGCGGCAACGCAACATTTATTCATAGATTGGGATATGACCCCGTTACGCCAGTGTTCTCAACGTTGTAGTGCCGGTTACGGTTCCGGCCAGGCCTCTTCCTCAACGGGGTGTTCTCCATACGGACTACCGTTTATTGGTCGTTCCTGCGGTTTATGTTGTGAAGCCAGATGCTTATCTTCTGGTTGCTTCAAAGAGCTGCGCTTCCTCACAACGGTAAGGGTACTTCGTAGGGATTCGAACCCTCTGCCAAGCTCGGCGATCTCCGACGTCGCAAAATACCCTTACCTGTTGTGTTGGTGCCGATTAACGGACTCGAACCGCTGACATCCTGCTTACAAGGCAGGCGCTCTACCAACTGAGCTAAACCGGCATTGGCGATGGTGGATGGATTTGAACCATCGACCCGTTGATTAACAGTCAACCGCTCTAACCGCTGAGCTACACCATCACTTGCCGGGTACGTCTCCGGCGAGGGCTTCCACCTCCGTATGCTTTTCGGCGCACCGCGCCCTGGCTGCAATTCGGTAACAGGGGATGCATAACCCTGGCTTCCAGCGTGATTAGCGCCTTCAGCATGACGGGATATACCCGTAGCAAGACGTTATTCCTAAATTGCTAAAAGCAATTGCTGTTACGCCGAATGAAAAAGGACGTAACAGGTAAGGACGCTGACCAAAAAGATGGCCCCTTCTCGCTCATCTGGTTAATCGAACCAGCGCCCTTACCTGTTGTGCCTCCCCGTTCCCTAATACACAGACGGGGACACTCTGCGGTCGATTTTTTGACGGGGGACGACTCATACCCCGTGGCGTCTGGCTTCTTAGGCCGCTACCATCATCAGATCATCGTTTGCATTTACTTTAATGGTCAGTTTCTAAACCGCCGCAAAGTCGCTAACCATGACGAAAACCCTGAAAAAAACGCCCACCCGAAGATGGGCAAACTGGAAGCTCGTAACGCACTTCGGTGTTGCCACTTAGGCGTATGGTCAACCTGGCAACTCGGCGTCATGATGGGGAAGGAGTCACTACCCCGCCATACTTGCCGCCGCGCCTGTCGCGGCTAACAGCTAAATCGCTCTATAAATCACGATTCATTGAGGCGATATTACACTAATAAATTTATTAGAGCAATATACCTAAAACGTCATGAGCTACACCTCGAGTATCCCCCTTACAAGACACAGAACGTCTGGCAAAAAGAGGTTCCACTCTGAAGCCACTGTCATGATAAAGCTCTCTGATATTTGGCGCGCCACTGTTAGTAATTAGAACCTTTGCACCTCGGCGATGAGCATCCGTCAACAGAGACACCAGGCGTTTTTGCTCTTCAAACTTAAAGTCATGACCGGAATAGTTCGTGAATCCCTCTGTATTTGGGAGCGGTTCATACGGCGGATCGCAAAAGATGACATCTCCTTCTCCGGCAGCTTCAATCACCGCAGCAAAATCACCACATACAAACTCAGAACGCCCTTCCGCACCAAGGAAGGCTTCCATCTCCTGCAATGGGAAATACGGAGTTTTATACTTCCCATAACCGACATTGAACTCACCGGCCTGGTTGTAACGCGTCAATCCGTTAAAACAATGTCGGTTCAGGAACAAAAACGCCGCTGCGCGATGTAAATCATCATAGACTTGTTTGTTAAACGCATTCCGTACTGCCAGGTATCCTTCCTGTGTGTTGTAGTCCTGGAAGAAACGATGTGCCAGAGTGATAAGTGAATGCGCCTCGCGTTGCAGAGTCTTGTAAAAGTTAATCAGGTCAGCATTCACATCATTTAGCAGATTTTCCTGGTATCCGGCATTCATGAAGACAGCTCCGCCACCAACGAAAGGTTCAATCAGGCGCTTCCCTTCTGGCAAATAGCGAAAGATTTGTTCCAGAACACCAAATTTTCCACCAGCCCATTTGAATATGGACCGTTCGAATTCTGCCGCTGGTTTAACTTTTCGCTCTTTTGTTTCACTTCCTTCTTTCTGCCGACATACGGCCTTAGTAATCCGATCGCCAATCCAGCGCATTACTGGTATTGCCATACTATTGCCGATCGCTTTGTAACGCGGCCCGTCAGCTGCAAGCATCGCGGCCTCTTCTTCGCTTAAATCTGGATAGTGATTGCGAAGATATGCCAGTTCATCTGAATTAACTTTTTTACGCTTTTCCGTCGGGATCAACGTATGCCCATCAGGAAAACCTTGCAGCCTTTCACATTCGACAGGGGTAAGACGGCGGACAGCTACTTCTGCGTTTCTTACTTCATAGCAAACAGCTGTTGGATTTTTAGCCATTAGAGATGGTGAAGTATTCTTAGTTGCAGCATGTTGTGTACCGCTCATACGCTCAGGAAAAGCCAATGTAACAAGATGCTCATGGCTTTCTTGCTCACGTGCCCGCAATGTACCATGCCCTTCTGACCAAAAACCTGCTCCTGTGCTGCTAAAAACGGCAAGGTCAGTGGCATCTTTAAAATCTCTTGCCTTTACTGTCGATGCGGTTTCATCGTCAATATATTCCCCAAATGCTGCCATCCTGAAAGCGTTTACGGCTTTCGTCGATTTCATACCGGGTGGCATGTCAGCGTGTAGGCATGGATTTAGGCTTTCGCCACTGATTGCAGCGCCATTTGCAATAATGGCGGAAGTGATTTCCTTCTTTTTTCGGCTCGGCGCAATATTCCGGCGCACGCCTTCGAACTCAAAAAGTACCGTTGCGGGATCGAGGTCTGTTCGAGCACTTGCGACAACAAACACGCGTCGGCGTCGTTGTGCCACTCCGAAGTATTGGGCATCAAGGATTCTCCAGGCCACTTTTCGCTGCGGTCCATAAATACAACCACACTGCGGCCACTTTGGAGCATGGCAACCGGTTTTGACATCCCACCGCCAGAACGCGTTACTTTTTCCTGATTCAGGTCGATCACCTGGTTCAAATGGCGCATCTTCTCCAGCCAATCCGGCAAGGAAACATCCGAAGGCGTTATCTGCCGATGACAAGACTCCTGGGACATTTTCCCAGACGATAACGGATGGTTTGAGAAATGACTCAGCCCGTTTGTCGTCAATTGCATTTGCAAGCTCCACATACTTTAAAGTTAGCGCGCCACGCTCATCATCAAGCCCACCACGTAATCCAGCGATACTGAATGCCTGACAGTTATGGACCACCGCACCATTGAGGATATAGGAATGATCACCTTCGACTTCTATGTTGTATACAGTATCTAGGCCTACCGATTTAAACTCTTTGACTGTTCGTAAAAGCATTCCATGAGCCAATCTTGATTTACGTGACAATTTCTGCGGGCAGATTGTTACCTGATAATAATTCCGTTGATTTACCACGCGATCCTCAATCACTTTTTTGGGCTCAACTTCAATAAAGCTGACCGAAGAAACATAACCACAAGTCTGTGACAACTCCGCAACGCCCCAAGCAAGCGCAGGACTAACACTATTAATTCTAAATCCCGCTTTACCACTTGGTGTCCCATCAGTATCAAGATAGCCTTGTAAAAACACATGACGCAATGGATGCGACATCACCCATGCAGGGATACGCTTAGCATGGCTTAACTCGCCAAAATGTTCATTAAGCCAATTGGCATAACACGTATCATTCAAGGTTACTTTGATGCTCCCTCGGATTTCGCTTGCCACGGAAAATATGTTTTCTGGTATGCGGCAATGAAACTTTCTCAACTTCTGGCAATTTATGCCAAAAACAACCGCCTTCTTAGATTTACCTTTCCATCTCCTAATATATCCATCGCCAACATAAGCGCCCGCAAGATACATAGCCTGTTCTTCAGACAAGAACCGAGAACAAATATCTGGAGATGCAATATTGAAATTAGTTAGAGCACACCATTGATATCCCGGCATATCACATGCTGCTCGCCATTCCGGTTCAGACAACAACTCTCTCTTAAAATATGTGCCATTTTTCCGGGTGTTTTGGGCTTTCCACCGAACCGCCAGGAAGGGATGGTCATTGGTTGTTCTTATACCTAAAGGCTGCCCAACGGCATTAAGTAACCCCGTATTAGCTATTTTTGAACCAACTCTTTTTACTTGTTGTAACCGCCCGAGATGACTGACTACGTAATCGCCAGGGCAAACATCTTCTATTGGTTTATAACCATTTTTACAAAGAACCATATGCCCCGCGGTAAAACATGGTGTCCCTCCCACCAGCACATCAGGGGCTTCAATTTCTCCAGCCTGGACTTTTTGGGCGAGTTTTGTCATGTCGCCAAGGTTGGCGACATGGGGCCAGCGGTGCGCAAGAACGGCAGATGGAAAAGGCTCTATTTCAGCAAACCACGCCGGACGCATACCCAACGGTTCCCAGGCAATACTCGCGGCTTCAATTCCACTGCAAACAGATCCATAGCACAGTTCTTTCACTGCTTAGCCTCTCCACCAAGGGCATTTACCAGAGCATCAACCAGGCACGAAATTTCACTGGTCAACAGGAAGAAATCTGCGTCCAGTCGCTGCGCTACATCTTCACTATCAATATCAGAGTTCTGCTCAAGCAATTCATCCGCAAATTTGACGCTGGTAAGGCTGAAGTTATGGTCCAGTGTAAATTTAATGCGGTTCTGCCAGTCGAGTGCCAACTTAGTAACGAGCTTGCCAGCTTCCAGGTGTGTGGAAATTTCATCGCTTCCCAAATCCTGCTTTTTCACTCGGGCAATACCGCCATCCTCAAGCACTGCCTTAAGTTCTGCCGCATCCCCCATTTGAAATCCCTGTGGAGCACTACCATCACGTACCCAGTCGGTCAGCGTTAATTCAATGGGATTTTCAACACTTAGGGGAACAACAGGAAGAGAACCCAGAGATTTACGCATAAGCGCGAGCATATCCTCTGCCTGCCGCGCGCTGGCATTGATATAGATACGTTTAGTTGAACCGTCGTAGATCGCCTGGATAACAGAAAACTTTGAAAAAGCCCGTGGCAGAAGAGAATGCAGAACTTCGTCTTTCAGGGAGTCCTTCTCTGTTTTCTTCAGTTTACGCGCTTGTTCTTGCTCGAGTTTTTCAATTTTTTCTTGAATAGCTCGCTGGATAACCGGCGGGGGAAGGATTTTTGTTTCGCGCTTTGCTTCAACAAGGATAAAACCATTTCCATGCATAGCGATAACTTCGGAATTATCACCAAATGGAGATACAAAACCGAACTTGGCCATATCCTGACTACCGCATGGCGTGAAAAGGATCATTTTCTTTTTATCTTCTAAGTCGGTCAGATCCGCTTCACGAGAAAGTTTATAAATAGTAATGTTTTTCCAGTGCTTAAACATGTTGTAACCCTTGAATATCAACCACAGAAAGCTCGTTTTTGTAGAAAAAGGCCAGGTTGAGGCACCCCCTCGTTTGAGCGTATGAGCTGGGACCAATTTCGTTCTTCCAGACAAATGGCTTCAAATCCGTACGGCGAAGCATAAAAACGCGATTTGTTCCGCTCTGATTCCCAATGAGGCAAAAGCCTTCTTTCACCTTGATAGCCTGCAAGTTGTCGAGTTCACCGCTGGTTACACGGCTATCGAACTCTTTGCGGCTTATTAGCTCCATCTGCATCTGACGACTCCAAACAAATACCCATTGAAGGGCGATGGCTGAATGGTACCGAAAACACGACATAAAAAACAATATTTATTAGAGCAATCATGCAATAGTTAACACCATATAGACCACAAGTAACCTAAGTTAAAATAACGAAAACCAGAGCAAATAATTGGTGATGACGTGGCAAGTATTGCAACAAAAGACAGCATTTGTTCGGGGCACGGAGGATTCCCATCCAGGCCTCCTGTAGAGAGTGAACCACTACTTAAAGTCAACGGAGTCGAAGTGTTAGTTGATGGTAAGCAATATGCACAGCATACCGATGGAAACAGTACGCACGGTGGGCAAGCTATATCAACCAGGGCATGGTTTACCGTCAATGGTAAAGGGATCGTATGCGTTGGTGACCCTGTTTCATGCGGATCTACCGTAGCGTCCGGAGACGGCCTGGTTCAGGTAAGTTAGGAGATATCATGCTGGAAAAAGACTACCAGTTATCCGCATATAAAAAATTGGCCGCCGCCGGTGGGATGAAAACACCTGGTGCCATAACATCGGCACGAAACAGTGCTAACACAGCAAAACTGCTTGCAGAAGAATTGACCGGATTAATTCTGGATACAATTGTCTATCCCGACACTATTACCAGCTATGTTTCAACGATCAGAACAACCACAACCGGCTTAACGAACATTGGAGAACTGGCAACTAAGCACGCGGACCTGTTGGCTGGTTATGCAGATCTGTCAATGCTGCTTCAACTCGATATTGGTTGGGATGTTTACTGCCGTGCTAATGAGCGAGAAGTTTCAGAACTGCCGATCTCTATTGCCATTGGTGATGTGAATATTACTAAATCGCTTGAGGACGCTGTTAACGCGCTTAATACATCAAGTTTAGTCGCTGCTATGGGGGAGATTAACCAGACCCTTAACACTGGCTCAGGAAGCTCGTCAGGCTCTGGTTCAGGCGGCGGCACTGCCACTCCCCCACCAACACTAACAGAAGAGCAAATTGAATCTCTGAAAGTAGCAACTGAACAGTTTGGGGTTGTTTTCAACCAGACAACAGCGCCCACAACTGCGTTACAACAGCAGTATGAACGAGCGAATGAAAGCGCCAACGTAGCCATAACTGCTTATAACCATGCTATCGGTACCGCGCTTGCGGAAGCATCAGCAAATAAGGCCAGCACAGCCAGCGCAGTTGCCGCTTTGGTTCCTGATTCTGTTCTTGATGAATTAAACAAAGTGGCACAGTAACAAAGGACTTCATTGATAATTTTTCTTCAGGAGGAAGACATGTCATTCTTTTCTACGTTAAAAACAGCTTTGTCTTTGAAGGAGAAACTTGCTGCTACTGGTGTTCTTGTTCTGATTTGCGCACTTGTTGGTGCTGGGTTTGCATGGGAACGTCATCAGCTAAAGCAAGCCATAGAGAAAATTGGCAGTCTTGATCAGGCTGTTAAGGAACGTGATAAGTCAATAATGGATCTTAACCAGACCATTGAGACGATGAACAAAGCAGAGCAACATTTTCACAGCCAGGAAGTGAAAAATGAATCAGAGCAAGCCAAGTATGCTGACAGGCAAATGGAACGAAAAGCAGAAGTTCAGAAACAACTGGTTGCGGCGGATAATGTTCGCCAACGTATTCCTGCTGACACTCAGCGGTTGCTCCGGGAGTCGATCAGCGAATTTAACGCCGACGCCGACAAAGGTTAACCACCCTGCCCCCAAAAGTGCATTTATGTGCAGGATGCCAGAGTTTAGCAGTGAATATTTTGATGATCTGCCAGCGTATATCCTCGATACAGAAACGATGCTGATGGGGATTAACAGGAAGAATCGCAACGTAAATGATTACAACCGAGCTATTAGCGGTAACTAAAAGGGATTTTTATGTCTGATAAAGTAACAGTAAAGCAAACTATCAACAAAGCGACTTCAATCTACAAAATTGAGCAAATCACTGTTGGCAAGCCAGGATCTGAACAATACCGTCGTGCTTTCGAGCTTGCCGATCAGCTTGGTTTAAAACACCCGGATTGCATTGAGCATGTATTTCCGACCTATGCTGATGAGCAATGTACTCATGTTCTTACCGAAGAGGATTTTTTCAGCACTGAAGAACGAGAAGGAGTTGATCGCTGCATTGGTGTGATTTGCTCTTCAGTGAGTTATGAGTTATTCCCTAATGTCCATGAAGATGGTGGTGTTGGATACCAATTCCTGTACGAAGGCGATGAGCTTAAATGTTATGAACATGGTCTTCTCATCGAAAGCATAGAATAATACAGCTTCCTTCCAACCGGCTTTGTTGGCCGGTTTTTCACTTATCCACATTATCCACTGGATAGATCCAATAATTAGGTCCATACAGATCCCTATTAGATCCATATAGATCCCTGATCGTTGCAGGCCGCGCCACGTCTGGCCTAGAAGCCTTTCGCGATGTGTGCTGGAGGGAAAACGATGTGTGCTGGAGGGATAAAAATGTGTGCTGACGGGTTGCTAATGTGTGCTGGCGGGATATAGGATGTGTGCTGACGGGAAAGCCTGGGTAGTTATCACCACTTATAAAAACTATCCACATAATTCGGAAAAAGTAATATGAATCAATCATTTATCTCCGATATTCTTTACGCAGACATTGAAAGTAAGGCAAAAGAACTAACAGTTAATTCAAACAACACTGTGCAGCCTGTAGCGTTGATGCGCTTGGGGGTATTCGTGCCGAAGCCATCAAAGAGCAAAGGAGAAAGTAAAGAGATTGATGCCACCAAAGCGTTTTCCCAGCTGGAGATAGCTAAAGCCGAGGGTTACGATGATATTAAAATCACTGGTCCTCGACTCGATATGGATACTGATTTCAAAACGTGGATCGGTGTCATCTACGCGTTCAGCAAATACGGCTTGTCCTCAAACACCATCCAGTTATCGTTTCAGGAATTCGCTAAAGCCTGTGGTTTCCCCTCAAAACGTCTGGATGCGAAACTGCGTTTAACCATTCATGAATCACTTGGTCGATTGCGTAACAAGGGTATCGCCTTTAAGCGCGGAAAAGATGCTAAAGGCGGCTATCAGACTGGTCTGCTGAAGGTCGGGCGTTTTGATGCTGACCTTGATCTGATAGAGCTGGAGGCTGATTCGAAGCTGTGGGAGCTGTTCCAGCTTGATTATCGCGTTCTGTTGCAACACCACGCCTTGCGTGCCCTTCCGAAGAAAGAAGCTGCACAAGCCATTTACACTTTCATCGAAAGCCTTCCGCAGAACCCGTTGCCCCTATCGTTCGCGCGAATCCGTGAGCGCTTGGCTTTGCAGTCAGCTGTTGGCGAGCAAAACCGTATCATTAAGAAAGCGATAGAACAGCTTAAAACAATCGGCTATCTCGACTGTTCAATTGAGAAGAAAGGCCGGGAAAGTTTTGTAATCGTCCATTCTCGCAATCCAAAGCTGAAACTTCCCGAATAAGTGTGTGCTGGAGGGAAGCTGCATTAAAAAAATGTGTGCTGACGGGAAGGCTTGTCCAATTTCCTGTTTTTGATGTGCGCTGGAGGGGGACGCCCCGCAGTTTGCCCAGACTTTCCCTCCAGCACACATCTGTCCATCCGTTTTTCCCTCCAGTGCACATGTAATTCTCTGCCTTTCCCTCCAGCACACATATTTGATACCAGCGATCCCTCCACAGCACATAATTCAATGCGACTTCCCTCTATCGCACATTCTGGTCCTGCATCATCCCTCCAGCACACATCTAATAGCCTCATCGCCATTTCTTTACGTGCAATAATTGACGCACGAATCAAAAAAAGTTGCACGTAGCAGAATCAAACGTACAATTCACTCATACGAAATGATAAGGAGATGATGATGAAACGCGATTACGGCGGTGTTGGCACCATAGCTCTTCGTGCAAGCGCATTACTTAAGGCCATGAGTCAGGATATTGAAGATCAGCGCAAAGAGTTCAATCAGACCGAGTATTATCAGACGTTCACTCGTAACGCTGTGGCAAAGTTGCCGAAGCTGAGCCGCCGCATTGTGGAGCAGGCCATCAAAGAGATGGAAGATGATGGGTACCAGTTCAACAAGAAACAGGTCGGTAACGTTGAACAGTACGCGCTGACCATCCAGAACGTCATTGATATCTATGCCCACCGTAAGATCCCCAAATATCGCGACATTCACAAATCGCCTTACGTTATTTTTGTCGTAAACCTGAAGGGTGGCGTATCCAAAACGGTTTCCACAGTCACGTTGGCGCACGCTCTGCGTGTGCATCAGGATTTACTGCGTCACGATCTGCGCATTCTGGTAATTGACCTTGACCCTCAGGCATCCAGCACAATGTTCCTCGACCATACTCACAGTATTGGTTCCATCCTGGAAACCGCCGCGCAGGCGATGCTGAACGACCTGGACGCGGAGACGCTACGCAAAGAGGTGATTCGTCCGACCATCGTTCCTGGCGTAGACGTGATTCCAGCCTCTATCGACGATGGCTTTGTTGCCAGCCAATGGAAAGAGCTGGTTGAAGAGCATCTTCCCGGACAAAATCAGTACGAAATCCTTCGACGCAATATCATTGATCGTGTTGCGGATGATTATGACTTTATCTTTATTGATACCGGTCCACACCTGGATCCGTTCCTGCTCAACGGTCTGGCGGCCAGCGATTTGCTGCTTACCCCTACCCCACCAGCCCAGGTTGACTTCCACTCAACACTGAAATATCTCACCCGTCTGCCAGAAATGCTGGAGCAACTGGAGGAGGAAGGCGTAGAACCGCGTTTGAGCGCCAGCATTGGTTTTATGTCGAAGATGACCGGCAAGCGCGATCACGAGACATCACACAGCCTTGCGCGTGAGGTTTACGCCAGCAACATTCTGGACTCTTCTCTGCCTCGTCTGGATGGCTTTGAGCGATGCGGCGAGTCTTTCGACACCGTAATCAGTGCCAACCCGCAATCGTATCCAGGCAGTGCAGAGGCGCTGAAGAAGGCACGAACCGAGGCCGAGCGTTTCACTAAGGCTGTGTTTGATCGAATTGAGTTTGTTAGGGGTGAGGCGGCATGAAAAAAATAGTTTCCCGTGGACGAGTGCTGGGCAAGAATAGCTCCGAGTTTGCCCGCATGCTTGAAGGCAGTGAAGGCACCAAAACCTTTACCCTAAAATCTGGCCGCCAGGCTAAATTTTTGCTTACCGTTGTGCTGAGTGGTGAGATTGAGTTGCGCACGTTCGTTGACCCGGCAGTTAACGGCCGCGATCAGTCTCTGCTCACCCCTGAGTCGGTAAGCGATATTTCCCGCACCATTAAATTGCAACAGTTCTTCCCGGCTATCGGTCGTATGGTTGGGGAGCGCATTGAGGTATTGGACGGATCACGTCGCCGCGCTGCGTGTATCTTCAATGAAACGAAATTTGAGATTCTGGTGACGAAAGATGAGATCAGCCTTGCGGATGCCCGCCAGCTGGCCATTGATATCCAGACAGCCCGCGAACACACTCTGCGCGAGCTGGGTAAACGCTTCGAGGTTATGTACGGTAAGAATATGACCAAAGAAGAGATCGCCCGAGCTGAGAACATCTCAAAGGCTAAAGTGACGCGAGCTTTCCAGGCTGCCGCGGTGCCGGATGAGATGATTGCTGTCTTCCCTGTTGCCAGCGATCTCGCCCTGCCAGATTACCAGTTACTGCTCCAGATCGCCGAGGATGCTAACGCTAAAAGCGTGCCTATTGAAGAGCTGGTTGATACGGTGCGCGAGCGAATTGCAGAGACTGAGGGCGCGAAAGAGGATAAAGCGAAGATACTGGCTATCTTCAAAGCGGAAAGCAAAAGCCTGAAGCCCGCGCCGGTTAAATCTGTGGTGGTTGAGAAGCTGCGAGACTTCTCTGACCGTCGCCAATATGCCCGAAAGAAGTCCGATCCGAAAAAACGGGTTGTCGCCTACGAGTTCTCCAGACTCCCGTCTGAAGTGCAAACTGAAATTGACGAAGCAATAAAAAAAATCATTGGGAAAATGTCTGCTGGGGAATAATCCCGCTGGTGGGAGGCGGCTTTAGCCCCCTCCCCTGTCTAAAATGCCCCGCGTCTATTTCATGTGTAACTATATGATATATATATATATTCATGAAAAATTTCAGACTGAAATTCCCACGGTTTCACGCCTGTTTTACTTGCCCCCCTCCCCCGCACAAAAAATTTAAAAAATTACTTTTAGCGAGAAAGTCAACAAGTGACTTTCAATAAAATCTCTTCCGAAAAGGGATTCACACAAGTGCCTTGTGTTTAAGGAAGAGTAAATTGAGTAACTTACGCGAATACCAGAATCGTATTGCAGATATCGCAAAACGCTCTAAAGCTGTGCTTGGCTGGGCAAGCACTGCGCAGTTCGGTACTGATAACCAATTCATTAAAGATGATGCCGCGCGTGCCGCATCTATCCTTGAAGCTGCACGTAAAGACCCAATTTTTGCGGGTATCTCTGATAATGCCACCGCTCAAATCGCTACAGCGTGGGCAAGTGCACTGGCTGACTACGCCGCAGCACATAAATCTATGCCGCGTCCGGAAATTCTGGCCTCCTGCCACCAGACGCTGGAAAACTGCCTGATTGAGTCCACCCGAAATCGCATGGATGCCACTAATAAAGCGATGCTGGAATCCGTCGCAGCAGAGATGATGAGCGTTTCTGACGGTGTTATGCGTCTGCCTTTATTCCTCGCGATGATCCTGCCTGTTCAGTTGGGGGCAGCTACCGCTGATGCGTGTACATTCGTTCCGGTTGCGCGTGACAAGTCCGAAATCTATGAAATCTTTAACGTAGCGGGTTCTTCTTTTGGCTCTTATGCTATTGGTGATGTTCTGGACATGCAATCCGTTGGCGTGTACAGCCAGTTGCGCCGCCGCTATGTGCTGGTTGCAAGCTCCGACGGCACCAGCAAAACTGCAACCTTCAAGATGGAAGATTTCGAAGGTCAGAATGTCCCGATTCGCAAAGGTCGTACAAACATCTACGTTAACCGTATTAAGTCTGTTGTTGATAACGGCTCCGGTACTCTGCTTCACACATTCAATAACAAAGCAGGAGAACAAATCACTGTTACCTGCTCTTTGAATTACAACATTGGTCAGATTGTCCTGTCGTTCTCCAAAGCGCCAGATAAAGGTACAGAGATCGCCATTGAGGCGGAGATCAATATAGAAGCAGCTCCTGAGCTGATCCCACTTATCAACCACGAAATGAAGAGTTACACCCTGTTCCCAAACCAGTTCGTCATCGCGGCTGAGCACACGGTACAGGCGGCGTATGAAGCACAGCGTGAATTTGGTCTGGATCTCGGCTCCCTACAGTTCCGCACCCTGAAGGAATACCTGTCCCATGAGCAAGATATGCTTCGTCTTCGTATCATGATTTGGCGAACTCTTGCGACCGACTCCTTTGATATTGCACTGCCAGCTAACCAGTCCTTTGATGTGTGGGCAACTATCGTTCGAGGCAAATTCCAGACGGTATATCGCGGTATTATTGAGCGTGTTAGATCTTCTGGTGCGATGGGGATGTATGCCGGTGCTGATGCGGCATCTTTCTTCAAACAATTGCCGAAGGATTTCTTCCAGCCAGCAGAAGATTACATCCAGACCCCATACGTTCACTACATTGGCACTCTGTTCGGCAACGTCAAAGTGTTCGAAGTACCAGAAGGTATTTGTACGAACCTGACCGCCGACGGTATCCAGTTCAGCCCAATGGATGTGCTGTGCTACGTCCGTGATGAAAATCCGGGCAAAGCGGGCTTCGTAACTGGTGATGCAGTCCCGGCTGTCCCATTCCAGCATCCGACCACCCCGGCACTGGTCAACCGAACCACTCTGTGGGGTTCGGCTATCAACGATATGCACCCACGTAACGGCGCTGACTACTTCACCCGTGTAACTCTGACTATGGCCAAAAATGGCGGAATTAACTTCCTGACCGGTAACATGATTGATGCCGGTGACTCTGAGTAATCAGGGGAAGTTCTCCGTTTAACATAGCGCCCCTGCTCGGGGCGCATAACAGGGAAAGTTATGTCTCAATATTCAATTCAACAGTCATTAGGTAATGCATCCGGCGTCGCGGTTAGCCCGATCAATGCCGATGCGACGTTATCTACCGGTGTTGCATTAAATAGCAGCTTGTGGGCTGGTATTGGCGTATTTGCGCGTGGCAAGCCGTTTACTGTTCTTGCGGTTACTGAGTCCAATTACGAAGATGTTCTCGGCGAACCGCTGAAGCCGTCTTCCGGCTCACAGTTCGAACCAATTCGCCATGTGTACGAAGCTATTCAGCAAACGTCTGGTTATGTTGTCCGTGCTGTTCCGGATGATGCGAAGTTCCCGATTATTATGTTCGATGAATCAGGCGAACCGGCTTACAGTGCGTTGCCATACGGTTCTGAAATTGAACTTGATAGCGGCGAAGCCTTTGCTATCTACGTTGATGATGGTGATCCGTGTATTTCACCTACCCGTGAGTTAACCATCGAAACGGCAACAGCGGACAGCGCGGGTAATGAACGCTTCCTCTTAAAACTGACCCAGACGACTTCGCTCGGCGTGGTAACGACCCTGGAGACACACACTGTGTCTTTGGCGGAAGAAGCGAAAGATGACATGGGCCGCTTGTGTTATCTGCCTACGGCTCTGGAAGCCCGTTCTAAATATCTGCGCGCGGTTGTTAATGAAGAGCTGATTTCGACGGCGAAAGTAACAAATAAAAAATCGTTGGCGTTCACTGGTGGTACCAACGGTGATCAGTCGAAAATATCAACAGCTGCGTACCTGCGTGCGGTGAAAGTTCTGAACAATGCGCCGTACATGTACACCGCTGTTCTTGGCCTGGGCTGCTATGACAATGCGGCTATCACCGCATTAGGTAAAATCTGTGCAGATCGCCTGATTGATGGCTTCTTTGATGTCAAACCGACATTAACGTACGCAGAAGCACTACCAGCTGTTGAGGATACCGGTTTACTTGGTACCGATTATGTAAGCTGTTCTGTCTATCACTACCCGTTCTCCTGCAAAGACAAATGGACCCAATCCCGTGTGGTCTTTGGTCTGTCTGGCGTGGCGTATGCGGCGAAAGCTCGTGGCGTCAAGAAAAACTCTGATGTCGGCGGTTGGCATTACTCACCGGCTGGTGAAGAACGTGCCGTCATTGCTCGTGCGTCAATTCAACCGCTGTATCCGGAAGATACCCCGGACGAAGAAGCAATGGTCAAGGGCCGTCTCAATAAAGTATCTGTTGGCACCTCTGGCCAGATGATCATCGACGATGCTTTAACTTGCTGCACGCAGGATAACTATCTGCACTTCCAGCACGTCCCATCCCTGATGAATGCAATCAGCCGTTTCTTTGTCCAGTTAGCCCGACAGATGAAGCATAGCCCGGACGGTATTACTGCGGCTGGCCTGACTAAAGGGATGACCAAACTTTTAGATCGCTTTGTCGCCTCCGGCGCTCTGGTGGCTCCTCGTGATCCTGATGCTGACGGTACAGAACCGTATGTGCTGAAAGTTACGCAGGCGGAATTCGATAAATGGGAAGTAGTCTGGGCCTGCTGCCCGACTGGCGTAGCCCGTCGTATCCAGGGCGTACCGCTGCTTATTAAGTAAGGGAATACAATGAGCAAAAACTTTTTTCAATCCGGGGCATTTTTGGGGAATGGACTGTCTCGTTTCGCTTTGAACTCTGATCCTGTGCAGCTGATGGAGTCTGCCCGAGCAAGCGCCGAACCGCCAACAGATCCGGTTATTAATAATAATCCGGAACCGGCGGCACAGACTAACGATAACGTTCCATCTGCCCCGGCTCCTGAGCAAATCCTGGAAGGGAAAGACGGTAAAGAATGGACCGTCGAACAGGCGCACCAGATGATTCTGGAAGCTGCAAATCGAAGTGCTATGCAGAATGCGTTGAGTGATGCGGCCGACGCCGTTTTCGCCTGGGCTGATAGCGGTGATCTGACTTTCGACTCCCTTGATGGTTTCGTTCAGGCTATCGCTGGTATCTCTGATGACGACGACTCCGAAGTTACAGAAGAACAGGACGATGCCTATAACGAAGCATGGGCAAATGTTGCTGACTTCCTCGCAGCATGCGGTGTAGATGATGACCTGATCGAAGCACTGGCTGACGATGAAGACGACGACGCAGCTGCTGATGTTGGTGCCTCTATCGCTGGTTTAGATAGCGACGACCGTGACGAACTGGAAGCGGCGTTTGTTGTTGCTGGCACTTCTGATGAAATGCTGACTGAAGCATTTAAGAAGGTAGTTCGTAACGGTGAGATCAAACTCATCCGTAAACGCCTGCGTAAAAAACGTCTGACTGCGGCTCAAAAATCGGCGCTGAAAAAAGCGCGTCGAAAAGCCCAGACTGGCGCGGCAAAACTGGCCCGCAAAAAGTCAATGAAACTGCGCCGTAAGCGCCTCGGCTAAAGGAGGAGGCCGGAGAACTCCGGCCTTTAACTTGAATGGCACCTATACCTTATGGGGTTTACAGCCAGGCTGACGGTGTATCGCCATTTCTGAAAGTTACTTTAACGAACTCTCAGTACCAGGTTACCGGATATATCAGCCAGGGGGCGGCAATGAACATGGCCCAGAATTGGGAAGCACCTTTTACTGGTATGTCCATGGGTTCTGTTGCTGGTGCCTTCAGTGGTTTTGCGCAGGTTGGTACTGAAACAACGTCTGTTGCTCGTTGGAACAGCTTAATGGTTTGGGAAGGGGGAACACCGCCGACTTTCACGCTGCCAGTAACTTTCATCGCTTTGTTTGACCCATTCACGGAGGTTTCAGGAGCTATCGCCGCATTGTCAGCGATGATTAGCCCGGAACTCAAAGATGCCAGTATTGGTGGTCGAATCCCGGAGCGTGTGACGCTAAACATTGGTCGCCGGATCAACATCATTGATGTCGCTATCCAGGACATAAGTTTCGATCTCGATGCGCCCAGGGACAGCAATGGGCATTTCCTGAAAAACACCGTCAACCTCCAGTTGACCGGTTCTTCGATATATAACAGCTCCGATATTGTTCGGGCGTTCCAGTAAAAGGATTTTATATGGGGCACAATAACACTAAGGGAAACCGTAAATTTATTAAGGGCCGCTATACTGCCAACGCGGCCAAAGGCGAACGACTGGTATCTTCTGAATTCCAGCTCACTTTTGCAGGCTATGAAGATATCAGTGTACTGGTTCGTACGTCGCAAATCCCTGAAATGACTCGCGAGGATGTGGAGGACTATGGTCCGAATGGTGTGAAGTTCAACCAGCACGGACCAATTCGAAACTCTGGGGAAATCCAGGTCCAGTGCGTGGAGACTATCGAAGGCGATATTCTTCAGTTCATTAAGGATCGCATTGCGGCGAAGGACTATGTTGATATCACGATGGCTGCTACCCCTGAATCCAAATCTTCCGGGGTTAACGCTGTGACAAAAGCTGCTACAACAATTGAAATGTTGGACTGCAAAATCTACAGTGATGCAATCGACTTTAGTACCGAAGATGTGACTGCCGCTGTGCGCCCGTCACTTCGTATCGTCTACAACTGGATTGAGTGGGATTAAGAGTCATCCCTTGTATTTTAAAGCTCCTTCGGGAGCTTTTTTTATAACCTTTTTATATAAAAATGCATCGATAACATTGTCTGGAGTTTTATGTTAGATTATTAATGTTCTAATAAACTACAATTATTGAGGTAGATGTTTGTGCCTGTACTGTTAAAGGGGGACTCTAAAATGGCTGTGATTCCAATGTCGTACTCCCCGGGTACTGTCGCTCGTCGATTTTCGATCCTGGACGGAGTTACCATCCAGGGTGTGCTTTACCAGGTTATATGGGATTCCAAAACCCCATTTGCTGCCGTAATAGAGGCTGCTCCTTCTGTTATCGATGGTGATATGCGCCATAAGGTTGTCGCTACTCTTGAACTTCAACGTCGCCCACAGCTTGAAGGCGTACTGGTGAGGAAGTTCTGGGAAGATAACGATGTTGCCCAGATTGAAGGTATCGTGGTTGATGGAATCGTCCGGGATGTCGGTTTAGCCACTTTTGTTTATGAAACCGTAGCTTCAAAAGCCGGAGTTGTTTTGCTAAGTGACAATGAGCAATACGAAGGCGGAAAGGCTCTTTGGCAGCACATCGCTCGTCGTTCTTCTGAACTAAAAGTTTTTATCCTGGACACCGATACTGCTCAGTATTACCCATTTGATGGCGAACGTGTTTGCTATGACGGGAAAAGTATTCCTGAATCCGAGATATGGAGTGAACATCCGGATCGAAGTAAGCATGGGGTTGTTCTTGTCGCAGAATCCATAACTGGAAAGGCGGCATAGCAGTAAAAAATTCCTTGCTCCTTGACAGAGGAGAGGATTAATCTAAGTACGCTAAGCATAGGTATGGCCCCGGTTAATGTTAAGCGTTGTGCGGGACGCATAATGTTTACTGGGGCTTTCTTTTATCTATTTTGGGATAATCCTGAATTCCGTAGTATTTGGCATCGGCTGCGGCTACATCAGCGTTTGACTCTATTTCTATAGAAATCACCTGGAAGGGTGAATACCCACATCAGAAGAAACGTTGCAGCAAACATGATCCCTAATGGCCAGAATATGCCAAAAAAAATCATTATCCAAAAACGATCCCACCAGGCCATTTCTGCATTAGCTCGCAAAATATATCGACTTAATGCGTATATCAGCCCACCGATTAGTGTATAGATGGGAATAGATACCAGGATAGTCATAGCGTTAGTCTCAATGAGCATAACGAATATCGCCAGAGCAATGTATAAATCCCTCTGCGCCGGGCAGAGGGACTAAATAGTTAAAATCGGTAACCGACACCAAGCATCCAAATGCTATTGCTTAGATCACCTGGTTTAGAACGTTCATACGAGAGATCAACTGCAAACTGCGGAGCTGGGTTAAATTGAAGCCCAAGTCCATAAGCAAAATCGGTTCCAAAGCCAGCATATGACTGTCCATTCAGTTTTGCTGTTGCATCCGCATGGCTTAAACCCACCAAGCCGTATGCACTCATTAATTCATTGAATCTGTATGACGGACCAAAAGTAAATGAGGCATACTCAACCTTGGCTTTGGCGGCATTCCATAGGTTTGTGTTTGACTTTTCGTAAGTGACCGAAGCTAATCCACCCCACGTAGAATCCATTTCGTAGCGATATTTAATATTCACGCCTTTTGGATCTTTTATATCTCCGCCTTTAACCGTTGCGCTTCCTTGGGCAAAGTCTAAAGAAAGAGTGTGCTGATATGCGGAGGCAGTCCCAGCAACCCCCAAGGCACATGCCAGAAGGGCCGTTAAAACTACTTTTTTCATGGAAAAAGTTACCTATAAAAACGTTAAAAATAATACTGGTGACAAAATAGTGTGTATTGAGCGTTAAATACACGTAAAGATTCTATCATTCGCGATCAGCCGCGAAAACCAGTTGGAATATAAAATTCCTTTTCTTTTCTGGTAGATAGGAACATATCCAGAGCCTCGTTTACCGTCATGCAATGCGGCAGATTATCGAAGTTTGATATCCCGCCCATATCAGGAGAACGCTTGTTCTTCAGGTAAGCATATTTCCGCGCTGCCGCCTCTACTTTCTGCTTGAACTCATGTTTTTGAGCGCGTTTTTTGGATAACCGCAGATTGTCAGCCTTTGCTTTTGCCTCAGCGATCCAGGAAGTCAAATTTTTGAGCCTGGTCGTTCCGGCACCGCCGGAAACTGATCTTTTTGTTTTTTTAATTTGTGACTTCTTATTCTTTATTGCCACGTCATCCTGACAGGGGGAGGGGGTATCATTTTGACATGGGGGTGTGGATAAAAAATCAAATAAAGCCAATGTCTTAGCGAGAACAGCTTTAACCTTTGTTGCGGCTGAAGAGATCTTTAATTTGCTTTCAATTAGCGCATTTTTGGCTTGTTGAGCAAAGGCTAAAAAGGATGGTGTAAACCGGTACAGGTTAGCGCGGCGTTCACGGTGATCGCCGATAATAATCTCTACCGACAGGATTCCTTTGTTTACAGCTTCACGGAATGCGCGAACGACGGTTGATTGGCTATAACCAGTTTCTGCCGCGATCATGCGGTGAGGCTTGTGAATGAAGTATTCACTGGTTGTTGCCGCGAGATTTGCACATTGCGACAGGATATGCCCGGCGCTACGGGATAGACCGGAGTGTGTTACAAAGCAGGCCAATTCATAGCCAGAAAAAGTAAAATCGCTCATCGTTATACAGCTCAGGAAAGTGACTTTAGCCAGCATTACAATGCTGGTGGTTCTTACTACGTCTGTTAGCGCGTTGCCGCGACAGGTACCAGCACACCAGCATCAAGCAATCGCTTCATCAGCCACTGCTGACCTTTGCCGGTTATACGAGTCGTGAAGGAAATCCTGCTTCCATTGCTTGTATCGATCACGGTTTCTTTAAGGGTGAAATACCCACGGGATATGTATTCTTGTTTGGGGACGTTCCTGCGTTCACCGGTTGCGATCAGAATTCCGTTATCACGCAACCAGGTGAAGAGATAGTTTTGGCCCAGGCCGAGCACTTTGGCATAGTTGCCGATTAGAACCCCGCTGGCGGTAGCAACGCGTTCGGCGAATTCGACTTTAGGTGCATCCATCAGCATTTTTTGCTCCAGCCGTTGCTTTTGCTCTGCCAGGTCAGCAGCCAAACGGAGAGCTTCTGGGAGGCTCTTCGGAATAGCAGGTTGTAATCTTCCAGCTCGATAGTCGATAAATGTCTGGTTTACCTTCAGCCGAAACGCGGGAGAAATCCAGCCTGCGTACTCCACTGCGAGCAATTCATGGGCAAAAGTGCCGCCGCCACGGCCTTCGAACGAAACTATGCAATTCTGCATAGTTTCTTTTTCAAGCTCTTCGATGAGCTGTTTAGCTGACAGCGTTCTTAGCCATTGAGCTGGCGCTTTATGGGCACCGAGTCCGCTCGCTCTGTGTAGAGCATTAAGGTTGTAACGGCCAGCGCGGTCGGTCGTAATTTCAACACCACAAATAACGGGCAGAGTGGTTGAAGGATCGACATTTTGATGAAGGTTTGATATATTCATATCCGCATTGAATGTTTGTTGCATTTTTTCTCCAAATTTGCATCAACCTTCAATCACCAGCTCGAAATGGTGATTCTTTGCACTTAGAAAACGAAATTTATTAGAGCAAATTTTTCTGACTCGATCCAGATCGGGTTGGACGATCTGCTCAGAAACCTGCCAGTTTGCTGGCAGGTTTTTTTCTTTTGTTAACCTATTGCTACTGGTTTTAACAAACCAGCATCAAGTAGCTTGCGAGTTAACCACTGCTGGCCTTTACCCGTTAATTGGGGCGTCAGCCGTATCTGGTAGCCATTTTCATCATCCAGCACCACTTCTTTCACCGTGAAATACCCGGCGTTGATGTACTGTTGGCGCGGTACGTTTTTGCGCGCTCCAAAAGCCATGAGAATGCCGTTCTGGCGCAACCATGAGAAAAGGGCGTTTTGCTTAAGTCCAACGACCTTTGCAAAGTTCCCGATCAGGATTCCATTGGCCACTGATACCCGGTCGGCAAAATCGACTTTAGGGGCAGCGGCCACCAGCTGTTGTTCCAGCTGCATTTTCTGTTCTGCCAACTCGGCAGCCAGGCGTAGAGCTTCTGGTAATGTTTGGGGGATCGATGGGGTAGGGGAGTTTGCCTGCTGCAATTCTTCCAGTTTGTCGATCAGCGAACGGCGTACAGCTTTTGATTCGCGCGCGGCGACTCGCAGGGCTTGTTTGTATGTCATTACTATAACTACCTGATCCGCTCCACCTTTTTTCTTATCCATAGGGGTTACGAAGATTTCGTAACCCTCCCCATCAAGCTCATCCTTAACTCTGGCAATGAAATCATTGTTGCGAACTGGTTTTTCGCTACATAATTTCCGTGCCTCATTGACCATCTTTAACAGTGTCAGGCTGTCGATTGTGTCTCCGGTGTTGGGGATAATATTCACGGTTGGTGCTGGCGTAGCTGACGTAACAGGTGCTGGTTTTTCAACATTCAAATTATTACCGGTCATTCTATGTGCCTCCTTTCTCATTTCTGCTGCCACTGTTGCGTAACGTAGACGTCCTTGTTCAATCAAATAATCCCTGATCTCGGCTATCAGTAGCCTGTTGATCACAGCCTTATCTGTTCGGGTATAAAAACGCCTGGTTATCATGAAATAGTTGGCAATTGCGCCGGGGATCTCCCGTGTCGGCATACAGGTTGTATGCAAAGCGATCGCTTCGGCTATTTCATTCCGGGTGATGAGAGGTTTTTTCATAAAACCCCCTGAACGTCGGCAGAGAAGGGGAGGTTCCAGTAACTAAGTGAATTGCGCGAGTCAGTAGAAAAACGGGCAGTAAAAATGCAGGGGCCATCAGGCAATTGAGAGCGTGCTTCGTCTTCAGTTGCTGCGATAACGAAGTGATAGTGGTGTTTTTTACAGGAATAGAAACGCCAGATGAATTCTGGGCGTGCGCAAGGATTGGCATTAACCATAGTTACGGCCTCACTAACAGGTTTAACAACCTGCTACCCGCTGTCAAACAGGTGGCAGGACGTGACAGGGTTGACAGACTGGCGTTAGTGAAACCAGCAGGCCGAAGCCTCCCCATCACGCCCCACCATAATTCGGGCGTAACGCGGTTTACGGACACAAAAATACCGCAATATCGGAAATCTGCGGTTGTCCGCACTAACATTCAGGCTGTCAAACCTGGTCGCAGAATTTGCTACGACGGCGGAACTATAAGCCTGAACTATTAAAAGGTCAATATGATTCGAAAAGATAGCATTCGTGACTTAAAAATACAAATTTATTAGAGCATTGTTTGTTTAATAAATGCACAATTGGATCTAATAACCTCTTTTTTTTAAAGGCGGAAATATGTACCCTAAATGAGTTATCCGGTGCGCCGTAAAACCCCGTCCTTCAGGGCGGGGATATAAGGCGCGGTTCTCCACCTAACTGTTTTTGTTTAAAATAGTGGGATGAAACGACTACAAGCATTTAAATTCCAGTTAAGACAAGATAGTCAACAGGAGCGTCAAATGAGGCGCTTTGCCGGAGCATGTCGTTTCGTTTTCAATCGTGCCCTGGCGCTTCAGAATGAGAACCATGAGGCCGGGAACAAATATATTCCTTACACAAGGATGGCCTCGTGGTTGGTTGAGTGGAAAAATGCAACTGAAACCCAATGGCTTAAAGATGCCCCATCACAGCCATTGCAGCAGTCACTGAAAGACCTTGAGCGGGCCTACAAAAATTTCTTCCAGAAGCGTGCGGCTTTTCCCCGATTCAAAAAGCGGGGACAGAATGATGCATTCCGCTACCCGCAGGGCGTTAAGCTCGATCAGGAAAACAGCCGTATTTTTCTGCCGAAACTGGGCTGGATGCGCTACCGGAACAGTCGTCAGGTCACGGGCGTTGTGAAAAATGTCACTGTCAGTCAGTCCTGCGGTAAGTGGTATGTCAGCATTCAGACAGAAAGTGAAGTATCAACTCCGGTTCACCCGTCGGCATCAATGGTCGGACTGGATGCTGGCGTGGCTAAATTTGCCACGCTGTCAGATGGCACAGTCTTTGAGTCTGTAAACAGTTTTCAGAAAAACCAGAAGAAGCTGGCGAGACTTCAGCGACAGTTAAGCCGCAAGGTCAAATTCAGCAACAACTGGCAGAAGCAGAAACGCAAAATACAGCGGCTGCATTCCCGTATCGCAAATATCCGCAGAGACTACCTTCATAAAGTCACAACGATCATCAGCAAAAACCACGCAATGATAGTCATTGAGGATTTGAAGGTTAAACACATGTCAAAGTCAGCGGCGGGTACGATAAGTCAGCCGGGGCGCAATGTCCGGGCAAAATCAGGTTTAAACCGTTCGATACTGGATCAGGGCTGGTATGAAATGCGCCGCCAGCTTGAGTACAAGCAGCTCTGGCGTGGCGGTCAGGTACTGGCAGTGTCGCCAGCGTACACAAGCCAGCGTTGCGCGTGCTGTGCCCATACAGCGAAAGAAAACCGCCTGTCACAAAGTAAATTCAGATGCCAGGTATGTGGATATACAGCAAACGCCGATGTAAACGGCGCTCGTAACATTTTAGCGGCGGGGCACGCCGTGCTTGCCTGTGGAGGGATGGTGCAGTCAGACCGCCCGTTGAAGCAGGAACCCACCGAAATGATTCAGGCGATAGCCTGAACGTAGCAGGGATCCACGCCCGTCAGGGTGTGGAGGATGTCAAAATGAGAAAACTATTACTACCATTATTATTTATGGCTGGGACTGTTAATGCAGCATCAAGTGTAAAGGAGATTTGTACCGATTATACGAAATACCTTGGGCACGTTTACGGCTTTGCTGTCAGTCAAGACGAATCCATGCGCAAGAAGTTACTGTCAGATATGAAACGCCTTAAACTTTCTGAAGCGATGGTGCTGCAAGAACTGTATAAAGTCGCAACCAACGAAAATGCTAAATATCAATATTCTCGCCTATTAAACCCCGATGCAAATGAGATCAATCGAAGCACTTTCGATTATATGGTAAAGGCATGCGAAACCGCTCCTGATTTTGCTATCCCTAGCTGGGGCGTACTGGTGGCGAGCAATGCCGTTAATAAAGAAGACGTTGGAAGAAATGGCATTGATTCAATCAGAAACGCCCCGGGAATGCGCCATCAAAACGTGCAGGGTACGCTTGAAGAACGAGCCAGGGGGCCGGGTGTAGCTCCATAACTTAATGAATAATATTATATTCTCTGGGCATAGTGGACCTAATAATATGGACTATGCCTATAATATCTAAATTCAAAAGGATAAAAATATGAAATTGTATAAGTCATTGTATAGCTTTTTATTAATGTCCTCTTTTCTGCCATTATCAGCAATGGCAGGTTCTACCGTTTGGACGGTAGGAGGTGAGCAAGGGTGGAGAGAAATCTCTGCAACCAATGACGATGGTTATACAATTAACTTTTCTTGTGATGCTGGAGCAAGGGAAGGTTCCGAAGATCATATCGCTGGAAGAAATTTGTATGTAAGTGGAGGGAAAGAGAATGCTGATTTTTCTACACGCGACACAATTTCTCGTAAAGCTGATGTAATTACCTTAATTGTTGGTCCGGATAGCTTTAATATTGGTACGCAAAACACTGCTCCAAATCGTAGGGAATGGTATTCTTTTTGGAAGTCAGCGTCAGCCACAAAAGAAAAAAATATGGATGTATATATCGGATCGCGTCGAATTACATCATTCTCTCTTGATGGAATTTCAAGTATTTACAAGGAAGCTAAAAATGATGGATGTTTAAAGCAAGATGACGGTGAATAAAGTGAAGGATATTAAAAAACTTGCACTTGGCTCAGTAAGCGATCTCTATAATAGAGATTCAAATATTACTTGGCGTGATAACTTAAGTAAAATCAAAATGCCAGGATATACATCGGCAAGTGATTTATTAAAATCAGAATATGCTTCTAATAATTTGGTTAGACAGTTGGCACAACTGCAAAAAAACGTAATCATTCCATCGTATAAAGAACATATGGCAATCTTGCACAGACAGTTAAGAATATCGCGCCATGCTCAAGAACAACTTGCAAAGTTGAGTACACAAGCCTTAATTAGTGATTCTATTCTAAAACAGTTTTCGCATAGATCGAATTTGGCAGAAATAGGCAACGAGTATCGTAAACATATTGATATTTTACAGAAACAGGCTCTGGCTTTTTTCCCGCGTGATGCCAATAAATACATTCAAATGCTAAGGAAACAGGCAGAAATTGCTATGCCGTTACGAAACCAGTTCGAGATGCTTAATAAGCAAGCTGGTTTAAATAACATGCAGGCGATGTTTAATGAATTAAGACAACATGTAAATTATAAGACAGATTTAAATAATGGAATAGCACTATTATTAAAACAATATACTCTGGCAAAAGGTTCTCCATTGCATCAAGTAATGGAGCAAGGTCTTTCATCTATTGCACAGGCTTATGCTGAAGGTGCTACTGAAACATCACACACGAAAAGTAATGTTCAAAACAAAGGATTAAATAAATATAGCTCAAAGTTTGTTGATTCATTTAAAGAGCTTCCTTATCCACTGCAATGGTTACTAATGGTTATATTTTCTCAAGTTGTGTTTGGTGCTTTTATTGATTACGGAAAAGAGAAAACTTTGCTGGGAATACACAAGGCAGAATCATATGTTATATCGCTGTTTGAGGATAAACCAATATCAAAACAACAAATAATTAAAGAAAACAAAGAAATTAGTTGGGAAGAACTCAATGGTTTTCGTTTTATAACTGGTGAGAACGTAAGATTACACGTCAGTCCTTCTATAAATAGTGAGGTGATTGAATGCATTGGCAAAAATACTATAGTGGCTGTTTTAGATAAAAAAGATCGCCAATGGCTTTTCGTGCAGGTTAAATCAGGGGACGAGTTTATTACTGGATGGATTACACGAACATACACAAAGCCTCTTAAGGCTTGAATTTTATCACCGTATCTTGGGGCTGGGTGTTGATGACGATGTGCTACTTGAAGTCCTTGAATTTTTTAACGCAGCATCTGAAATGTGTAGACTGACCGGTAACAAATGACAACTCGTAGAATCGGTTAACACACCAGATTCTACGAGGTATCCATGACACCACGACAATTACTCGAAGACGTCAAATCACGCTTCACACCTTTGATTGCGGATGAACCTGCTTTACTGGAATCCCTGCTAAGAAAAGCATTGGGAACCTACCAGGATAGGGCGGGGCACATCAAGCGGATACGCTTCACCGATCAGGCCAGTAAATCACTTGCTTGCCCAGCTGATTTTCTTGCGCTCGTATCGGTTACAGATCACACCGGCGATCTTGTCTACTCCGATGTTTACGATGGGAATATCGAGCTTGAAGATACCCATCGAGCGGTATACCCACTGAATGTGTCATATCTGGCTAATTTGCGTGATATGGATCTGGATAATGGGGATGTGCCACCTGAAATCATTGGGTTACTTTCTGACTATCTGGAAGTGCTAATCGCGATACCTAACACTGATCGCCTGCGAAGAATATCTATCGCGGGGAAACTCGATGCCAGTAATTTATCCGACGAGAACACGCTGTATCAGCGAAAGCTGGATCTGGAAGAGAAAATGAGCGCAACAAGGGCAATTATCCCGGGAATTGTTCTTTTCTCATCCATGTTGAAGTGAGGGGGCTGATATGGGGCTTAATGTTGCTTCAGTAAAGTCTTATGTATCTTCGGCATTAACGACGACATTATTTGGCTCCGGCGTTGGTGAGCGGGAAGTTGGCAAGCTGACGTCAATCATCATGAACAAAATGCTGTTCGCGCAAGGATGGCAGTTCTCTGTCGAAGTTGATGGTCTGGAGGGGGCAGACTTCTTTGCTAAAGACATTACCTACCACGATTACAGCATCGAATATGAAACGATTAAAATCGGCGGAGGGAATATCCTTCAGCCAACGGAGCGTTCGCCTGGGCAGATAACAATGATGGTCAGGGATACCGTTGATGGCCTCGTTTTGGACTGGTTTAAGACGGCAAAAAGTCGGGTGATCAATCGGGACGGTACCGGGAATATACCGTCTAAATATTTGCTCAATGTGCGTATTTATCGGTTGCTGTCCTCCGGTTTAACCAAACTGGAAAATGAGATGACGGTATTCCCGGTCACTACCGGCGATGTCACCTATGCGCGGGATCAGGTTACGGAATTTAAGTCATTCCCAATGACCTTCGCGTTGCACAGCACGTTTAACCAATCCTCAAGTTCTTTAGCTTCCCTTCTGGGCTTTAGTTTTTCGCTTTAAATTAAGGAGCAAGGATGCTTTTACCCCTTTTCCCGCTACCATCGCGGCCAACTGAATTAATCCAGTTCCGTCAGCCAAATATTGCTGATGCGATGCGTTTCAACTCGATAACACCGGAGGAACAAGAACAGCAGACAACAGCGTATTTAAAAGCCTTGCTGGCTGAAGCTGCGAAACATGATCCACTGAAATGGACGGCACAGGACCGGATTACCGCGTTATGGTGGATATTTACTGGCTCCCGCGAAACACCGATCGAGACATTTACCTACACCTGTAAACATTGCGGTAAAGAGCATTATTACGATTGCGATATGAATGCTCTGGCTGAAGATATCCAGGTCCTGGAAGTGGAACCGTTCATTGACGATATTGAGGTGTCTGTAGAGGGCGTGCCTTATCAATGGCGTATCGTGCCGCTTGATGGTTGGGCAATGGAAATGCTGGAGATGCGCCGAGCAGCATTGCCACCTGAAGACGACGCGGAATTCAAAGAAGCGATCGTTGATTTGCGTTTTTGGGAATTCGCTTATCAGTGTGAACTTTATAACGATGTTAGCGGTACTCGTGAAGAGCAGGCTGAGCGTCGTTATGAAACGATCAAACGGATGGCCATTGATACTGAATTTATGAAGCTGGCGGCACACATCCGGCTGGCTCATGAAAAGCTCGAACATGGTTTACCGTGCTACATCGATAAAGGCGAAATGCGTCTTCGTCTCCCGCCGCACAAATGCCCAAACCAGGATACAAAGGAGTCCACAGAGGGTGCGTATACCCGTCTGTGGGTGCCCTTTCGGGCTACCGACTTCATTCCACAGGTGGGGATTGAAAAGCTATCAGACCTTAGTGTCCAACCTGGTTTTGTATGGGGGTATACCGATTCAGGACGCTGAAAGGCTTACTGAATCCTATGCGTTTTTCCTGTTGGAGAAACTGGAAGAAAAACTTAAACCGAAACGGTAGGCGATAAGATCATGGAAAGAAAAAACGCCAATATTGACGATGTTATAAGGACAGTTGAAACCGCCAGCGCGAAAGAGCTGGAAGAGCTTGCAGGTATCCGGGAAGCTGTTGAAGATTTGAAAGGGGGGCGCGTTGCAACTGTTGATCCTGTCTCTCGCAGTGTGTCGGCATTAAATCGCACAATCGAAAATTCACGGCCAGACTTTGTGGCCAATGCGCCATCAGTGGACCCTATTGTTGAGGCAATGAAACGGCTTAACTTAGGGAACGTTTCTCGTGTAGTTCAGGAAGATGTTGCTCAACAGGAACAGCGGGCCAAATCAACCACACCAAAGGGTAAAAAACGACGCAGGAAGGCTATATCAGAGGATATAAAGGCACAACGGACCGAAGCAGCCGAACACGCTCGCGAAATGTTCGATCAAAAAGGCGGTGCGCAAAAAAGCCAAAACCAACGCGATGCGCGTGGTCGTTTTATTGGAAAGTCAGGGAGTAAGGCCGCAGCGGAAGATGCCCGTGCTGAACGTGCTGAAAAGGCCAGGCGCAAAGAGGATGATGAGCGTCTAAATGCTGAATCAGGTTTATTAAAAAAACTGTCAAAAGTAGCTGAAGGCATAGGTAACCCTTCAGAGACTCGTGCCGTCGATGCGTTAGGTTATGCCGTTGCTGGTCCATTGTGGGCAGCAGGGAAGGAGCTTGGCGGGATATCAAAAGAAGTTGGTGGATCGCTTAATGGCGCCAGAAAGTCTATTGCCGATGTGATTCGTGGCAATGACGATAACAGCCGTAGAAAAGGTTTTTTTAGGCGTAAATCGCAAAATAGTGCCGATGTCGTTCAGGTTAACACCCAAAAACGGACGGTTCAGGAACTTCAGGAGCAGACCAGCGAAATTAAAGAGGGCAATGACAAGATTCTCAGCGCCCTTGATCAGATAGCCAAAAACACCGGGAAAAAGAAGGGCGGCTTGCTGTCCAAACTATTTAGCCTGTTAGGGAAGGGGGCCGGTGGTATTGCTTCCCTTATTTTTGGCCGTGGGGCACTAAAGAAAGTTGGCTCGATGGCACTAGGCGCTTTAGGTATAAAAAAAGTTGCAAGCTTATTGGGCTTTGGTGGGAAAAAAGCTGCTGCCAAAGAAGCTGGCGAATTGGCTACTCGCGGTGCCGGAAAACTTGCAACTAAGGGATTGGAGAAACTAGGTGTTAAGGCTTTTGCAAAGGGGGCTTTACGCGCAATTCCGCTAGTCGGCACGGTGGCTGGAGGTATCTATGATGCGGTAACCGGTTGGAATGATACAGAAGCACAACGTCGGACCTTTGGGCTTAAGGATGGGGAAGATCCATCTTTTCAGCAAAAAGCGGCTTATACACTGGCTAACGTTCTCGATATGGGAGGACTGGTATCTGGTATTAGCAATGCCATTGGTGGCGTTCTCAAATCACTTGGATTTGAGGATATCGGCAATATGTTGCAATCATTTTCGACGGAAAGTATTGCCCAGGCCATTGATAGTGGGATTACCAATTTAGAAACATATATTTCTAACCTTGGTGACACCATATCCACAACATTCAACGATTACACAGCCAAGATTGGCGATGCTATTTCAGCCTGGTTCAGTGACACTACAAAGAATCTGAACGAAAAATTAGACGCCATCAAAAACTTCTTTACTGTCGATAACCTGAAACAGGTTTTCAGTGATGCAATTAATAGTGCAATTGATTTCATTAAGAACCCAGGGAAATACATTAAAGAGGCTGGCAGTAATCTATGGAGTGCCGCAAAAGAGCTTTCAGGTGAAGTTGTAGATGCCGCTGTTCAGAGCACCCCTGTAGCCTGGGTTGCATCAAAGCTAGTCAAAAAAGCGGATGCGAAAGAGGTTAAACCTGAATTAAAAACACCTGCTAAAGAACGTCAGGAGGGCAATGCTCCTAAAACTGAATATACCCCTAAAAAGGGTAATATTGTCACTCGTGTTGTAAATGCATCCCTAGATACAGCGAAAGATAGCAATAAAACAGTTAAAGAAACTGCCAATCAGATTATCAAGGCAAATGCCGTAGAAACGGGCAATCGCGCGTTGCAGAAAATTGATAATGCTATTGGTCAAAATAGCTCATCATCATCGTCGCTTAATACTACTGGCACCAGGAATGACATTCAGAAAGCTGCGGATACCTACAACAATGGCAACTTGGATGTAAAAGTCGGAAGTCTTGGCGCTGAAGGTAAGGCAAATCTCGATAAGTTGGCTCCGTATTTTGCTGAACTAGAGAATAAATATGGCCTTCCAGAAGGCACTCTTTACTCGATTGCTGCAACTGAATCGGGAGGGGATCCTAACGCAAAGTCTCCGCTTACAAGATCACCAGATGGAAAGTTAAGTGGTGGCGCACTCGGGATGTTCCAGTTCACGAGTATTGCTCGTAAAGAGACAGGGATATCGGAACAGGATGCATTTGATCCTGTGAAATCGGCAGAAGCTGCGGCTCTTCTCATGAGCAAGTATCTGAAGCAAGCCAATGGAGACTTAAACGAGGCCATCACTGCATATAATGCTGGGTTTGGCACTATCAATAAGTGGAAAAAAGGCACAGGTGACTTATCGAAAGAAAACCGTGAGTACGCGATCAAGGTCAATACTCATCGTGCTCGCTATTTAGGTGGTGAAATCTATACACCTGGAGCAGGAGCACAGGGTGGGGCGCAATATGGAGTGAGGGGACCACTGCCTGATAACGCCGTTATCGATCAGTCTACTGGTCTGGCGTTTACCCCTGGTGATAGCCCGTTTGAGAAAGGCGGTTTGGTAGACAAAATCGGTAATGCTGTTGGCGTTAACGATCTGGTCAACAAATTCATGAATGGTCGGGGGATGCGTCGGGAAGTCGTTCAGGGAACCCTCGAAGAACGTGCACGAGGAAGGGGAACCGCAACGGCTGCTGGCAATGTGTATGTTGATACACCTATGCCAGTTGAAGAGGCACGTCCGGTAGCAAACAACTCAAGTTACTTTGACCAACTCGGTGCACAAATGGGGATTGATGGGCTGTATGACAAACTCATTAATGCCCGGGGAATGCGCTCAAATAACTCTCCTCAACCAGCCTCCACGTCCCAGGTGACGACTGCCGCCAACGATTTGCAGCAACCAACCGGTCGTATGCAGATAGACGGACAGGTTATTAGTGACCTTGGCGGCTCCGGTGCCAAGCCGACAATGCAGTTGGCTGATAATACCGTTTCACTTGATGGTGAAACGAAGCGGCTGTTTGCGCAGATGACCTCATTGCTTGCCAGGATTGAAGAGCACACTAAAGACTCGGCGAAAGGCCAGGGAACTGTCGTAAAGGTCAGCACGCCTCAACCGGGCGTTATGCGCACGGTGCCACTGTCAATTGATGATCCGTTGATGAATGACTACGCGAGAGTTGATTGATGGCCAACAATAACGAAATTGATCCTTTGCTGACGCTGGAGTTATCCGGCGTAAAAACGTATGAGTCCCAGGAGGAGGCCTGGGGCGCTCGTTTATATGAGTGGCTAAACACTTATCAGGGTGAGGTATACGGAGATCCGTCATGGGGCAATGTTTTACCGCAGTTTAAACACGAACCGACCAACTTGTCGCATGTTCAAATTGCGGTTGAGGCAATGCTGTTGCAAAAACTGACGGTAGATTTACCTGACATACCGATTTCTGGCTTGTCAGTAGCCGAGGGAGATGCTTTTGATAAGTTGAAAATATCCATTCGTATCAGGGATATAACTATCACACAGGACGTGGTGCTATGAGTAAAACAACACCGACTAAAGACAGTATTCGTGCAGAGTTTGAAGAGCTTGTCGAGAAAGATTCATTCTGGTCGAAGTTTGTCGGCTCTCAATTTGTCTCGATGCTGACATTGTTTATTACCCAGATTGTCTACAGGTGCTTTCAGTATGCCGATGCGGCGCTGGCTGAAGGCTTTATATCGACCGCGACGCGGCGTTCCTCTATCTTGGCAGCGGCAGAAACGAATAGTTACGTTGGTACCAAGCCAACACCGTCATCGGGGATGATTGAGATCACCGCCACAAGTGAAGATGCCCCAGCGGTAATCCCCAAAAATATGCCTTTAATATCTGACGACCAGTACCCTTACATGACTATGGATGTATGCAGGTTGGTTGACGGCACCGGTACGGTAGAAGTGGCACAGTTGGAAATCCAGGAGGTGACATATACCGTTACGGCAGCCAAAGAATTTCTGGAAGTCGTGTTATCAAAGGCTCTCACTGCTGTCTGCTATAAGCTGGAAGTATTCGTGACGACCGATGGTAAGACCACGCAGTGGTCTTCCAGCACTATGTTCCGGTTAGCCGGTAGTAAAAGCCAGGTCTACGTTGAGTTTTATAAGCCATCCGAGCAGTTGGGGGTTCGATTCGGTGATGGGCTAATTGGGCAAATACCGCCAGAAGGCTCGACCATTACACTTAAGGTATGGTGCACCAACGGAGATATAACCCTGGTTGCTGGCCAAAACCTGACGCCTGTCGATTCTGCGGCTAATTTAGCTAATTTGATTTCAGTTAAGACAACGACACCCATAACCGCAGGTACCGATGCCGAAACAACGGAGATCACACGTAATCGTGCACAATATTACCTTGCCTATGATGATCAGGTCGTATGGGGCGGGGACTATACGTATTTTTTGGTGCGTAACATCCCGGGACTGTCCTGGGTAAAGGCATGGGGCGAAGGCCAGCAAGAGAAATTAGATGGTGCTTATAATGTTCGGAATATCAATAAGATATTTATTTCAGGATGGCATCCAAACAAAAGCCAGTCAGAGCTTGAAGAAATGATCCTGGCTGCCTTTAAGAAGGTGCCGAATGAGTTGAACAAGAAATTCTCGTATAAAGAGGTCAGAAAACTCCCCTTTAAGATCACTATCACTGGGCGGATATCGGCAAGCCTGACCATTGAGAACGTGACTGATGAGCTGAAGTCGGCACTGGAAACAAAATTTGGGCGTGACTCAACTTTCTTTGATCCGAACCGTGTCGGCAAGTACATCCTAATCAAGAAAAAAGACGTTTGGGCATTTATCGAAACGCTGGGTTATTTCCGCGACTTTTATCTGGAATTTGTCGAGTGGAATGAGTCCAACGGCTTTTACGATTTCGTTTATCTGGATACAGAAAACTCCACCTTTAATATTTCGTATGAGGAGGAGTGATGCAGCGTTCCTGGTTTAATAACCGGCTTACATCAGCTAAGCAAAAGTCATTACTTTATAAATCATTGGCTGATTTGGTTCAGTCAATGATGGACACCTTTGTTGACCCATGGTTGGAGCGAATTACCAACCGGAAGTCTATTTTCTCCATGAGCAAGGAGGATCTGGAGACTAGGACAAATGAACTTGGCCAGTTTTTTACTATCAGAACGTCGAATTCATCTTCCGTTCCGATGTTGTTACAACAGCGGTTTGATGAGATCCATTTTAAGGGTACTGAACGCCCTATAAACCAGACAATTTATCGCGAATTTAACGGTATATCGGTTTTATGGGATCCAATATATGCTCCGGTGGACTTTGAACGTCATCCCTATGGCACGGTCCTGATTCCAGAAAGCACACTGGAAACCACCGGCGGCACATTCGGCGAGATGTTTCTGACTTCCAGAGGAATGATCAGTATTCCCATAAACGACCTGGCCCGGACAATGGGTATTACTGGAACGATAGATCAGTCCGCAATTACAGAAGAAATTCTCAGAAAGTTTAATCAGTTCGTAAAGCCTCTACTGCCACTGCATATAGTGTTTGATGGGCTTACGCTCTATTTGTCGGTTGTTGTAAATGAACAGGCCGACATGATCACTTTGAATGAGATTTCTGATACCGAAAAAGCATTCTGCTGGTTTGAAACTTCGGATACAACTTCGCTTACTGAAGTTACGTCGATTAACGCCCCGATCACTGCAACGCCGGGCGGCACTATTGTGAAAGCAACGCCTACGTTTGATCGCACCCGCGCAGATGATTTGCTGTTGGATAGCGATGCGTGACAATCACCCCGTCCGCAGGGCGGGGTGACAAGTTACTTATCTTACAATGAGGCTTCACAACATTGATTAGGGAAAATCATGTCTGACGTCTCAACAAACCTCTATAAGAGTCAGTTGTTGGACTATTACTATCAGCGGCGCGCTGAATCGTCCATTAACAAAGGCTCTCGATTTTTAATCAGCAAGGCTGTTTTCGGTACCAGTTCACTGGTTACTAAGAAAGGAGATGGCACTTATGAGATTGGAGAACTGCCAAAGGCTTTCGATCTGGCAGAACTGACCAGTCAATTTTGCACCATCAACCTCGTCCCAACCTACTCAGGCGGGATAATTACTGTCCGAATGGACCTTGATCAAAGTCAGTTGCAGGAAGGGAAAAACTACCCATTCAACACTCTGGTTGTTCTGGATAACGAGAATAAGCCAATCGCCATTATTTGTGTCCAGGAAGACTCGCTGTATGTGGGCAAAACATATACCGCAGTTATGGCCATAAACTCGACTACAGCATAAGGATATGCTTGATGAATGACGTTACAGTTGTTACATCGGTTACTTACCCATCACCCGAGTCGTTGGCTCTGGTGGCTGATGTGCAATACCACGAACCATATCTGTCAGCCGCTCTAAACCGAAAATTCAGGGGAATTGTTGACCCGGGATTTTATGCTGGTTTCTTGCCTAAGCCTGGCGGTGGGATGAACCTGTTAATCACCTCAGTGGATGGAGATAAAACCGCTGGCGCGGCGTCAGTGGATATTGGTGAATTCTACCAGGTAACTATTCAGCATCGTAAGGATATCTCTCTTGCACTTAACGCAGGCAAGAAATATGCAATTGTGCTGAAGGGAAGATACCTTCTTGGAGAAGATACCTATCAGGTGAATACCGCGTCACATATTCATGCAGCTGAATTTGTTGCCAGAACCTATACCGATTCATATCAGTTAGGTGATGGGGAACTGCTGGTTTGTACGGTGAATATCCCTGCTGGCGTATCTACCATTACTCAAGAGATGATTGATACATCCGAGCGTATCAACCGCACGATCGGCATTGATATTTCAGACTCTGTAACCAGTACCAGAAGTGATGTTGCTGCGAGTTCGCTGGCAGTTAAAAAAGCCTACGATCTGGCGAAAAGCAAGTATACGGCGCAGGATGCAAGCACAACGCAAAAGGGATTAGTTCAGCTCAGTAGTGCCACTAACAGTACGTCCGAAGTGCTGGCCGCCACACCGAAAGCTGTCAAGGCTGCATATGACCTGGCTAACGGGAAGTATACAGCCCAGGATGCAACCACGACACAAAAAGGGATAGTTCAGCTCAGCAGCGACACCAACAGCACTTCTGAAACATTAGCTGCAACGCCAAAAGCGGTTAAAGCTGCATACGATCTAGCAGCCGGAAAGGCACCATCCAGTCATACACATCCCTGGAATCAGATCACTGGTGTGCCAACAGCTTCATTGACAGCGAAAGGCATCACTCAGCTCAGTAGTGCCACTAACAGCACGTCTGAAGTGCTGGC